TTACTGTTTAATGTCTTAGGTTTTTGAAAAATACCTGCTTACATCTGTTAGATGTATCCATTTGATTGTATATTTAATTGATAGTCAATATTTTAAGTATTTGGGTGTTGTGTTGTTTGCACGTTTTTTTGCGTGTTTTGTATATTTTTTTACTTTATTGTTACACAACAGCGCACACGATACCATTCTAATATATCCGAAACGTTTACAGGAAAATCTGCAAAATTAGGATTTATAGAGCGGCAGATAATTTTCGTATCATCGTCTTTGACGGGTATTACATTTTTTATAACAGCGCCGTTTACGGTATTAAGCAAATACGTTGCTCCCCATTCTATGAAAGATTTTTCGTTGACACGCTGCACGAACACCTTACTCCCGTTAGGATATTCTGGCGACATGCTATCTCCATTAACTGTAACAGCAAGTGTGACATCGCGCACAGGGCTGACAATCATTTCGCATTCGTAAGTTTCAACCTGCGATTCAAAACTGTCAGGCGTACCTCCTTGAGCTGCAATAGGCAACAACGGAACGGTATAGCTGGTATTTCTATTGAGAACCACATTGGAGTTTAACATTTCTCCCTTGCCCGTAATGAGCCATTCTATATTCAACTCTGGGTACACCTTATTAATATTACGAGCCGTTCTTCTCGATATGGCTTTGATGTTATAAAAATGCGAAGGAGAAAGACCCAATGTTTCCTCCCACTTCACCACAGATGTATTATAATATGTGGCAACTTGTTTGACTCTATTTATTATTGAACCCATAAGAATATTTAAAATTATATAAAAACTAATAGATTATTAGTAATTATAATAGTTTTTTATTAATTTTGTGGCGTGTTAGATACCTTGTTAAGGATACGGCGCAAAGGTATTAATAATGTATTAATTTATATATAAGATTATAGTTAAAAAATGGTAACAGAAGCAAGAAAAAAGAAAGAGCAGGCTGTTTGCATGTCAGTCGAGCTTTATTTGCGGCAAGGCATGGGAAAGATGGATGCCATCCGCCGGACTATGCACGATTTCAATTATCTAACCGAAGCCTCGGTATACAATATACTGCGGCGTAACAAAAAAAAAGAAGATGATAAATAGCATTCCAGATGTCATTCCTAAAGGGAGATATTCGCTTAAGGAAGCAGCCAAGAAATTGGAAGTTAGTGTCGCAACAATATACCGGTATGTAGACAATAATATCATACCATGTGTGATAAGACGCAACGGTCAGCGCGCTATACTTGGCTCGGAGATTACCCGTTTTTGGGGAGGGGAGTACATTTAAAAAACACGGAGTTTATGAAAGAGGAGATACAAAAAGCAATCGACCTGTTGCTTGCCAATGGGTATGAAATAACCCCACCACAGACCATAGGTGAGATTTGCAACGACTTTGAACAATGGTGGAATCTTTACAACAAAAAAAGAGGTAAAGACAAATGTCAAAAGCGTTGGGCACGTATGACGAAAAAAGAGCGTCAAGCTTGCATAGCAGCGACACCTGCGTATGTGCGCTCTATTACCGACAAGCAATTTCAGAAAGACCCGTTCACATATCTGAACGGACGTTGTTGGCAGGACGAAATAATAGACCCTTATGGAAATACGGAACAAAGAACGGCAGTTGAATTTGCAACAAAAGCAGCAGCAATCCTTAACGCAGATTAATGCGGTAGAGTGGATGTTCACACGCTACCCATTAATAAGCAAAAGAAAAGAGGCTATATCTTCAGCTGTGGAGGCTGTAAAAACAAACGATTTAGCTATAAGTGCGATAGATACTCAAATCGAAAAAGGTATTACTGTTAAATGGATTAAAGCTCAATTAATAGAAGTTCTTAATTTTTGTGGCGCTTTTGAAGTTGTCCGCGACACGCAGGTTGTTATTATAGCACGTCAGATACGAAGTAAATACTACTATTTAACGCCTACCGAACTCACATATTTCTTTGAGCAGTTTATAAGTGGTGCTTATGGTACATTATATGTAAACAAAGCAATAAACCCACAGGTAATATTGCAAGCGATTCGTCAATGCGAAAACACGTTGATAAACAAAAGGGCAGAGATGCAGGAGGAGCAAGAAGAAGCGCGAAGAAAGGTAGAAAAAGAGCTTGCGAGCAAAGGCTTGTTAGGTGTGAACGGTTGGCTAAAATACTGTCAAAGGCGCGGCATTACAGACCAGCCAAACCCTATGCAAGGCTTTATTAAAGATATGAGAAAAAAGTAGTTTAACGTAAAATAAACAACAATGAAAATTGAATTAAAAACAATGACGCTCCATAACTTTAAAAAAGAGCGGAGCAAAACGATTACCTTTGCCCACAACACTATTATTAGTGGTGGCAACGAAACGGGCAAATCAACGGTTTATGATGCCTATCTGTGGTGTCTTTTCGGAACAACAAGCAGACCTGACGCGACTGTTCAGACACTTGACAAGCACAACAACGTTATTCACAAGCTCGAAACTTCTGTTGTAGTTATACTAAATTACAACGACAAGCGCGACGTGAAGATAGAACGCAGGTTGTCGGAGCGCTGGAAAGGTAAAGACACTTCTGAGGAAACATTTTTAGGTACAACGCAAGCACGCTTTGTTGACGATGTACCCTGCTCAGTATCAGCGTTTAAAGAAAAGCTTAACTCGCTGTGCGATTTTGACGATTGGTTCATGCTCTCAAATATAAACCTTTTTTGGACTTACAAGGTTGATGTTCGCCGCAAGATACTCATGTCTTTGGCAGGTGAGATAGACGAAGAAAATCTAATGGCGCAATATCCTGCCGTATACAAAGGCGTAAAAACGGAGAAGAAAAATATTGCCGAAATGCTCACACAGCAAAAAGCTACCCGTAAGAAAGCAAACGACGAGCTTCAGACCATTCCTGCCAAAGTGCAAGCTCAAGATATGCTGAAATCAGATGAGGATTTTGCTCAACTCGAAAAAGAAAAAATCGAAGTCGATAAGCAAATATCGTCAATAGATGCATCTTTACAAGGCGTAATCGTCAATGTTGACGAGCAAAAGGAGTATCAAAACAGACTCGCCGAAGAAGAAAAGAAGTATGAAAAAACACGCAAAGAGTGGGCAGACAAGCACTTTGCTTGCATCAACGACGCTTTTAAAAAGGTCAACACGGCTGCTGACGAGATGCGCGAAGCGATACGCATACAAAAAAAGAACATTGATAACAATGTAGAGAATGGATGTAGACTTTCCCTGCTGACCAAGGAGTTTAACGAACTAATGCAACAATGGAACAATGTTAACGAGAAGGAATTTAACTTTGCCCAAACAGACGTTTGTCCCGTTTGTGGTCGTCCTTATACGGAGGAAATGAAAAGCAAAGAATACGAGAACGCTGTAGCGGAGTTTAATGCTCACAAGTCGGGAGAACTTGCAAGAATACAAAAAGCAGCTTCCGAAAAGAACAGCCAAATCGCTATTATTAAGGGCAATATCAAAACCTTTGAGCAGATAACAGCCATCAAAGACAATGAAAATGTCAAAACAAAAACCAACGCGCACAATGTCCTCAGTGCTGGACTTGCGAAGATAAAAGCCGAGACATGGGAACAAAGCGAAGAAAAGAAAAAAGCGGACGCTTCCTTGCAAGCAATCAAAAGCACTGAACCTACAACAGAAGTGGACGCATCAGCAAAAGAAAACAAGCGAAAGAAGCAGGAGCTAACCGTTAAGCGCGATGATTTGATAAAAAGAATTTCCGGTCGCGATTTGAATGAACGCATAGAAAAAGAAAAAGAAAAGCTTGATGCTCGTTCTCGCGAACTTGCGCAGATAGTCGCTGATTGCAACGAAGTGATTCGTCAAATCAAAGAATACAAAAAGGCGAAGATAGCGATTGTTGAAAACGATGTAAACTCGTTCTTCTCTCTGATACGGTGGAAGTTTTACGAGCAAAACATAACCAACGACGACGAAAAGGAGGTTTGTACAGCTATTGACAGCAACGGAGTTGACTATAACAATACCAACGATGGCACTGTCATTAACATGGGCATTGACATTATAAATGGCATATCAAAAGCCAAAAACGTTTACGTGCCTCTTTTCGTCGACCGCAAAGAGTCGGTTGAGAAAGCTCTAACATCGATTCAGCAAAGCATTTATTTGCAATGCAAATACGGAGAACCTTTTAATGTAGAATTATTATAACTTTAAACATCGGAATATGGAAAAGAATAATGAAGTAGCTACTACTCAGCAGCAGTACACCATTCAGGTTTTTAGTTCAAAAGAGGACTTTGAAACCGGTCAGCGCATGGCGCAGGTATTCGCACAATCAACTCTTGTGCCGCAAATCTACCAAAAGAACATAGGCAACTGTCTTATAGGTCTTAATATGGCATTTCGTATGCAAGCCGACCCTCTCATGGTTTTACAAAACCTTGTTGTCGTAAGTGGCAAGCCTTCTTTTGAGGCGAAGTTCGCTATTGCTTGTTTTAATGCAACAGGTAAATACACGCCTATAGACTACCAAGAAATAGGCACAAAGGGCACTGACAGCTACGGTATGTTCGCTACGGCTATCAACAAAACAACGGGTGCCTTGGTTAAAGGTCCTGAGGTTACGATACAGATGGCGAAAGATGAAGGTTGGTACGCTCGCAACCCAAAATGGAAGAACATACCGCAGCTTATGCTCCGTTATCGTTCAGCGAGCTGGCTGATTCGCACCGTAGACCCTGGCTGTATAATGGGCTTGCACACTCGAGAGGAAGTTGAAGATACCGAATACACAGAAGTGATTGCTGACAATGTTGAACAGCCTTCTGTTGAAGAACAGCTCTCGCAGGCACAAGAAAAAGAAAAGCAGGAAGCTAACACGCAGGTAGTTGGAATGAATGTAGACGACGCACCTACTGCCGAGCCTAAGCAGGAAGCAAAAGAAAAGAAAACTGTGAGCAAGACGCAGCCTTTGGGCAAACAAGAAATGCCGGATATGTTTAAGCAGTAACGTTTCAAATCTTCAATCTTTGAGGAGTGGGGTAACTCCCACTCCTTTTACTAAATAAAAAATGACTATAACAACATTAGGCAGTGGAAGCTCGGGAAATGGGTATGTTTTGCAAAACGAAACAGAAGCCATTATTATAGAATGTGGAGTAAACTACAAGCACGCTGTTGGTGCTTTAAAGGGCAATGTAAGCAAAGTGAATGGGTGTTTGGTGACGCACAGCCACGGCGACCACGCAGGTTTTATAAAGCAGTACGCAAAAGCTTTCAACGTGTATGCGACCAAAGGCACTCTTGAAGAGTGTGGTATCGAAGTAAATACTTTCCATTATTGCGCAATACCGCTATTTAAAGAATTTAAGGTTGGCAACTTTGTAGTCAAAGCTTTTGACACGGAACACGACACACAAGAGCCTTGTGGGTTTATTATCTATCACGAAGAAATGGGAACGATGCTGTTTATCACAGATACGCACCATATAAAATATAAATTTAATTTCCCTATCGACCACATTTTTATTGAATGTAATCATACGGACAGTCTTGTTGATAAAAGCGTCGAAAATGGTATCATCCCGTACAAAGTGGGCGTTCGCGCAAAAGCAACGCACATGAGTATGGAAAGGTGCATTAAATGCCTAAACGCTTGTAATCTAAGTAAAACAAAAGATATTGTACTTATACATATATCTGACAACAATGGTAATAGCTACATGTTTAAAAGTAAAGTAGAAATGGCAACAGGAAAGCCTGTCTACTTTGCTACAAAAGGACTTGTTTTAGACCTGTTATAATCAAAGGTGGAGTTGACTATACAGCTAACTCCACCTTTTGTCGTTATACACCCAGTACGCACCATGCTTTTTCGCCACGATAAGGCGTGTCGTCGTCATTTAGCCAGTTTACGGCTATTTCACTGAACTTTATCAACAACACCGACCACTCCTCGTTTTTCCACCATCCACGCAACAGATTATAATGGTTGGCAATAACATCATTGAGCGCAACCATAAAGTCGTACACGTTGTAGTCCTTGATTTGTGATTTGTACGTTTCGTAAAGCTCGGCACACGCTCTATCAGATACAAACGGCGCATGCAAAACGGCGTTGCTTTTTGTGATACAATACATACGCTTAATGCGTTCATCCGCAGTTTCCTTGTCGAAATGCTTGCCCAATAGAGCCTTGTGCAGTTCTTTCTTTAATGCTTCCTTTTCACTTGGTTCCAACCGTCTGTTGAGCCAGTTAGCTAAAATAGCGATTGCGCTTCTGATTTTTTTTAAATCCTTACAAGCGCAGATTTTGTTAATTAAATCGTTCATAATGCAATAGGTTTGGTTGTTGTTTGTTTATTTATTTTACGGAATTAAATACTTTTCCACATAGTTCTCCCATGATATAGCAAGCCTGCTCACCGCTCATATCAATATCGTACGCTTCGCAGATGTGTGCGGTAACGTGCAGCAGTTCGTGACCGATTGTGTTCACCATCTCGCTTTCTTCTTCTGAGTGTCCGATAGTAACCACGCTCACCTTGTCCTTGACGTTGGAGTAGGTGAGTCCTCTGCTTTCGCCACCGCTTATGAAGTGACGGTAGGCTTTGCTTGTCGCTTCGCTGCCACACCCAATAGTCATAAGCTCGCTACAGAGATGCACCGCGTCGCCACTGCCATATCCGATGAAGCAACGCACGTCCCAGTCGTACTTGTCGAGCCTTATGTCACGCCTAATCATAACAAATCCTCCCAAGGTATAGGCATACCGTTGTGGCAGCAGTCGGCATAGAAGCGGTTGAAGATGAAGCCGTCTTTCTGATCTGTGTCATCAACCACATCTTTCACATAATGCGCCATTTGCTGCTCGTCCTTTATCGACTTGCCCCAAAAGTCAGCTCTGCACATATTGGCTACATACACGTGGTCGTAGCCGACGAGATTTTCAAGCTGCAAGCCGTTCGTTTGCAACATCTCCTCGACCTTCTCTTTCGGTAGCATCTCCAAACGTTCTTCCTTGCCAGTAGCAGGACTAATCGTCCGCATTTGCTTGACAGCCCACTCACACATCTTCTTGTTGAAGTGATAGCCGTTGTATCTTAAATATGCTATCATTCCTTCGGGTTTCAAGTCGTACATATCCAAAGGCATCTTACATCTTCCCATAATATTTAGGTTTTAAAAGACTGGTAGGGAAGCGAACCTCCCCACCAGTCGGGTTAATTACTTAGTAGCGTCTGCGACCTCGATAACCACCGCGTCGTTCTCCGTAGCGACCTTCGTCGTCATCATCGTACATATCGCGCTCACGGCGTTCGTTCTCGTATCGCCAGTCGTCGCGGTAGTCGGGCATAGGTGAACGCTCGCCGTATCGACCTTCACCACGCTGCAAGCTGTCAAGACACGCCATTGCCTTGCCGCCATAGCGCAAGCATTTCTCCACGTTCTCGACAAGCTCACCCATCTTGTTCTCTGTGATTTCTATCATGTACATAGCTCTTGCATTTTAGTTATTGCTATTTGACTTTTTCAGTGCCTTTTGCAACATGCTTTCTATGTTTGACAAAGTACCCTCCATGCCGCAGACCTTGGTTTCGAGCTGAGATATTTTCTGCTCCTGCTCCTTGTCTTTGGCAATCTGAGGATTGAGAACACACATTATCTTCTCGCAGTTGCATACCACCTTTTCGTGATAGTCCTTGCTTGCAAGCACCTCCTGCGAGTGTCGTAACATCGCTTCCACTTCGGCAATCATCGCTTCGCGACTTTCGCTTACTACCACATCGCCCGAGTTGGCAATCTGTCCGTTTGAGGGCAGTTGCTTAAACTCAGCTTCGCCGTCGGGCAGCTTTACTTTCACATCTACAACCGTCTCAATAGGCTGCGCTGTAAACTGCCCTGGTTGATAGGTAGGGAACTTCGGCTGCGGATTACTTACGCTTACTATCTGTCCTATTTTCAATGTCGGCTCTTCGCCTTTCTCAAGCACATAGAATATGCTGTTTGTTCTTAGTCCACTGAACATACAATTCGCAATTTAGTTGTTAAACAATACCCGTCATTAGCTGAAGGGTGTTAGTATCTCTCTCGAACCAGAGCTGGTATACACCGGTCCCGGCTACATCAGCAACCGTAAGAGCCGCACCTCCAAACTTGGTGACAGCCTGCGTTGCGCCGTTGGTCTCAAAGAGTATCGGCAGCGTGGTCGTTGTGCCCGTCGGTATCGCCTGTCGCAGATTTACGAATACCGTACCTCTGTAGTTGGCGTTCAAGAAGGCATGGTTTCTGAATGAGAATACCACACCGTTTGCGTCCACCGACACACCGGTAGAACCGATAGCTGCCGACCCTCTTCTGTTGACCCATGAAAAAGGATTACCCCAAATCATAGTCGTTCCTCCAGTTAGATGGTTAGCCCCAAAAGCCGTTAGCTCCGTTCAGCCCGTAAAGCCCGTATTGAGCTGCTACGCAGTTCGGAACGGCTGTAAACGGCTGGTAAGGTACAGTCGCCGTTTCGGGCATTTTGCATTTGATACCTGCAACCTCCTGCTGCAAGCCTGCCAACACCGCATTGATAGGAGCGACCGCCTGACCTACAATCTGACTTGTCATAGCCGACGACTTGAACGTTGAGTTCTCCTCGCGCAGAGCGTCAATCTTGTTCTGCATTTCGCGCATTTCGGCTTGTCTCTGACCGTTGACGATGGTTTGCGTGCTGTCCTTGATAGCGTTATGCAGGTCGCAGGTCTGTCTCTGTGTCTCGTAAGCGACATTTGAGAAGCCTCGTTCCTGACCGACAGCTACGTTGTTGATAGCGTTGGTTAATGCGCCAGTCTGCTGACACATCGCCAGCTTCACATTGCCGTCCATTGCGGTAATGGCGTTGTTTGTCTTGCAGCAACACTCCGCCAGCTGTGTAGCGATAGCGTTGTTGCCCTGCATGAGAGCGGTGATGATTTGGTTGGTGTTCATACCCATCTGACCGCCGATGTTGCATACCTGCTGCCCCAAGTTGTTGATAGCAGCCATTACAGCATCGCTTGATGTGTTAAGAGCTGTAGCCAAGCTCTGAACATCATAGCCGTTACGCTGAACAGCCTGCATAATAACAGCGGTGTTTGCGTCATTGTTAATCATAGGCACAACGCCTCCCTGTCCGTTCGGCATCATACCGCCGCCAAAACCATTGCCAAATAAGTTGCCTCTACCCATGATGATAAAAAGCAGCAGAATGGCGAACAGGTTATCGCCAAAACCATTGCCGTTCTTGCCGTTGCAAAGGGCAAACAGACTCGGGTCTATACCCTGTCTTTGCATAAGCGCCGGGAGCATGGCGAGGATGCTGTTAAGACCACCGCCACCAGTGCCCGATCCGTTCTCTCCGAATACGTAAGTTCTTGCCTCAGACATAATACAATCTTTTTTAAAAATTTTACCTTAGTTGACTAAACACTATTTCGTAACGTTACACCGCAAAGTTAGCGAGTTACGACGGATAATGTCATAACACGCTCAAAGATTTTATATCATGCTGATAATCAGATATATAAGGTGATAGTCGGTACTATCACGTTGTAAAATATTCTTTCCAGTGTTTAAAGAATTGGAAAGAAATGGAAACAAAAAAAAGAGAAGCCTCTTTACTTGCTTCTCTTCTGTTTTATAAAGTGGAGAATATCCCACTTCTTCCAGTATCGTGTGTGTCCGCGCTTCTTACACTCGCCGTTCGGTATCTCGCCGCGCTTTACCATTCTATTGAGTGTTGCATCGCTTACACAGAGCCTGTCCTTCACTTCCTCTGCGCTCATCATCGGGTTGAGCATATTAGGGAGTATGTCCTGGCAGAGTGTCTCTATGTCATCGTCGCTCATGCCGCAGGCTGTTACTTTTTCGCCGTTGCGCTGCTGCTCGTCTGCCTTAAAGCACGAATTTGCAAGCGATTGCAACAACGTGCCGAGCATCTTGTAGCCGAAAATCTTTCTCATAGCATTTCTGTTTAACTGAACATCTTTCTGCCGAGGCGCGACTTACTACAGAACCAGTCAACAGCTCCGTAGATATACAACAACAACGTGAACGCCATGATTGCAAAGTGCGCCATCACCATCTCGTTTGTTGTGTACCAACTCCAGTAGACAAGGTGTATGGAGTTGACACCGAAGAAGTAAAAGAACGGTATGCGATACTTCCAACACAGCCAGAAGAAGCGCGACGCAAGAATAAGAACCATCGGCAGTATATAGACCATGATGTATATAAATGTGTAGCACGCCCAATTAGCACTGTGCACGGCAAACATCTCCTTTGGATTGCGGCTAAAGTCAAACACGCCGTACATGTGCGCCGTCATTATGAGTATTGGAACCCACTTGCTGAACCAGCGGAAAAACCGCAATATTCTGCGTGAATACTGATTGCCGGACTCTGCCAGCAAAGACATAATCTCCGATATGTCCTTACCCTTCACAAGAGCAAGAAACATCCTTTTATCATCCTCGTTCATAGTGATTTTTGGTTTGACGTAAAATGTCTGTTAGTTCTATTCGATGCAAGTTAGTCATTTTTTCCCAAAGTTGTATGCACTGTTATTTATATTTATATTTATTTAAACACTGTAAAAAACGCAAGTCTTTAGCTCAAGGGTAGTTCACTTTAACTCCTTGCCTATCCATCACGGACAGGCAAGGCTCCTGAAAACAAATCACCTTAAACTAAAAACTAACAACTAACCAATCTATATATTATCTCTTTCTGTGTATCAGCCAAAGCAGCAGTGATATAGCAAATAACACCACCGCTCCGACCGCTATCTTGCCTACGAACATCTGCGTCCGCTCCCACCATGTCTCCTTACGCTCAACTGGCACCGGCACTGGGATTGAGTCCGCTCGCAGGATAGACTTGTATATCGTGTCCGTCTTCACGCTCACTCTGTCACGCCATTTGTAAACATTCTTGGTCTTATATATCGTGTCACCAACAGTATAGCTCTCGACATAAATAGAATCGTGTACGCGGAACGTATCGGCTTTGTAGTTAGTCTTATACAACGTGTCGGTCTTGTTGATTACCCGTTCAAGCACAACAGGCTTCGGAGTCGCGCAGCTTGTCATAACAAGCAGGAGCACGTGCAGCATAGAGCCGATAACAATAGTAAAGCCGTAGCGGCATATATCATCCCACTCAATGCCTGGCAGCTTGTATCGCTTCCACTGGTACACCTCTCGCAGTACCATTACTGGCAGTGCAAGAATGCCTACGAACACCGAAGCCACAAACCAACCGATAGCACCTTGTCTATTTCGCTTGTTCTCGTCGTAGCCTTCATCTACCATATCGAGCTGCGCTGCCTTGTAGAAAATAAAGAGCGTTGTCGCTCCCAATATGATGCAGTTCAGTAGCATCAGAATTTCTCTTATATCCATACGCTTTTACTTTTGACATTATTAATCAGTTTCTTCTCTCCCATAGTCACGAGGCGGTTTGCGCTTCATACATCCGTTCACGGTACACTCATTCCATTGCAGTTCGTGCATTTTCATAAGGAGCGTGTTCTTCTCGTCTTTGAGCTGACGGATGGTTGTTCGCTGCTTGCTAATGTCGTCGTACAGAGAGTCGATTTTTTTGTTCAATCGGTCGCGCTCCTCCATGTGCTCCTCATGCTCATGGTCGTAAAGGTTGTGCCATTCTTGAGCATAAGCCATTGCGTTCGCGTCTTCGTCTTTCTGCGCAGACGCAGCTTCCTTACGTTTCCGGGAGTTGTAGTAGAGGAGTTGTCCGACGATGCCGCTGCTTACAAGCAACGTTATAATCTGCAATACTGTATCCATTTCGCCTCCTTTATTCGATTGTTATCCAAATCTGTTCTCCTCTTTCGTCAGCAGCCTTCAACATGGCGTACACCTTACGGAACGTTGCCGTTGAGTTCAGCACCTGTCCGACCGCCTTATTTTCACCGACAAGGATGCAGCCATCCGTGTCCTTAGCTGTGTTACCGATGTGTATCAGCACACCTTGGTAGCCAGGCGTATTGCACAACCTTGGCAGTCTCCCCTTGCAGAACTGGTACTGCGCCCGACCTCCGAAGCGTGGCGATACCGTCTTCATATCGACGAGGTATTTGCCAGTAGGTATAGCCGTTTCGCCCTTGATTTTAACTCCGCATATCTGCGCAACGCTCATCATCGAGGTCAGACCTCTGTCCTTGTCTTCGAGCGTGTCACAGACGTATGCGCCGTCAACGTACATTTTACCGATTGTGTACGCCTCCTTCCTTGCTATTCGTTTTACCTTTATTTCCATACTATTTTAGATTAAATAAATAATGTTGTTACGATGTTGAGTATCGCGCAGCACTCGGCGATGAACAGCCAGTAGCGGCGCTTCCAGATGCAGAGCACAGCAGCGAGCACGGCAAACAGAACGGTAGGCAGGGCGTTGATGCTGCACGCCCATGCCACGCTTGCTATTGCCGACGTGATAGCTCCGCACTTGTGTATTGTGCGCTGACTCTCGTCGAGGTACGCAGGAGCTGCGCCCACAAAGATAATACCCACGCAGGTAAGGAATGCCATGCACTCCAAGCCGCCCTTTGAGAGCATGAGCGGTAAGAACGATGCTCCGAGCGTCGCCATGAGCGCAGGAAAGAGCCAATCCTTGTCTGCGAGGTAGTATACCTCCGAGAGCATGGTTGGCACTCGTTTTACCACGCAGCAGCTGAAAACATACAGCGCAAGAGCGATGAGTATAATGATAGCCAATGTCATCATGCTACACCTCCATCTTTAATTGCGCAGGATAGCCTGCCGTGATGTCATACTTCTCCACCTCCTCGATGGTCGTCAGCTCGCTCACCGCCTTTTTGTGTGCAGCCGTCACGTTGTAGCAGTCTTTAGCGTAAGCCTCGATATGACTTATGATATTCTGCGCTTGCTCAATGCTCAAGTTATAACATTGCTTGCCCAGCCATAGCGTAGTGTCCGTGCGACCGATACGCTGCAAACGCTCGTTGCCCTGGTACACACGATCTCGAAGCTCGAAGTCCAGCCATACACGCTGCCCGTTAAGGATAAAGCCGTTCACAGCAGGGGATGTGTCGTAAGCTGTGATTTCGGCTATCTTAGCTTTTTTAGCAAGGGTTAAAGCCTTTTCTGCCCACTTCTGTTTCCACGCCTCATACTCTCGTAGTACCCATTGTTCGTCATATTCTGATGCAGATACAGAACCCTCGATACAAGAGTATGCGTCAATGTCCGTATCTTTAACTGCATTAAAACGAACGATTATCTTATTTCCTACTTTCTCTACTGCGACAAAATACTTTGCAGGAATAAATGTCTTTACAAAATTTATTTTCATAACTTTTTATTTTTTTTATTCAACGAGAGATGGTGAGTCGGAGATACAAACGTAGAACGGAATCGTCAGACGACTTTCTGGCTTATCGATGTTATTTACAGTCGAAGAAAAGATGTAGCTTTGGCGGTCGGTTCTCTGGGTAGAAGTCCACTTAGAAACACCGAATGTTGCCTTGTTGACATTGAGGTCTGGGTACTTCTTATTTATAGCATCTATCACAATATCCATATTCGGCCAGGTCAGCTCCCATTGGTAAGCTGTCGGCAGATAACCTTGATAAAGCTTATCTCCATTCGTAATCGTAGAACTATAGCAGTAATCAGCAGCAGCCGTAGTAATTCCACGCTCGTCACCTTCCGCTATGATGGTCTGTGTAGCCAACAATCCGTTATACGCGAAGCGATCCCAGTTTGGGATGTTATTGCTTCGACCATCTAAAGGTATATTATTGAAAACTTCGTACAGAGGACACCATTGCTTATTTACGCCTGCCTTATAGGAGTCTGCCATTTTGTCAATACTGATAAGTATATCTCCTTTGTAAAATTGTGTTGCAAGCGTAGCGATACGCACAAACATCAGCTTGCTATTATCATTTCCGCTTGCCTCCCAGTCGTCGTAAGTCCATTGCTTATTGTCGTCATCAATGAGCCAGATGCCGCTCTCGTAAGGGCGATAGATAAAGTTAAAACGGTAACTCTCAGAAATAGCCGTCCTGGTAATAGAGTAGCGGTCGTACTGCTCATACATACCGTCTATCTTGTCAACGCTTACCGTGTAAGATGTACCATTTTTAATCTCAACGACAGCCTTACCATCAGCATCCATAATATATTCGGTTTTCTCACCAGCTATGGTAACATACGCCTTGCCGCCTTCAAACGGAGTGACGTTTCCGCTTTCGTCAGCCTTAGACATCTTGATGGTTAACCGCTCCATCTTTTCAGTCTCAGCGATATAGTTTGCGTCAATAATTCTGTTCCCTACGCTTGCCACATGCTGCACGGGGTCAATAAAGTTACACTTCTGCACATAAGGGAACACAACTTTATAGGTTGCACCCTTATTGATAGTAAACTCTGCCTGCCCATTTGCGTTAGTAGTGTATTGATGAGGGTCTGCGCCATTATTAACATATACATTAATAACCAAGCCCTCCATGCTTACGCCTTCCATCGTGGTAGTACAGTTCACCGTTACATGCTCGTCCGCGTCGGTCAGGTTCACGCTTTTCGCCGTTCCCTGTCGGTTGGTGACGGTCAGCACGTTGCCGTTAAGCTCGGCGTTCACTCTCTCCGCTTCTGTCGCTTTGATTTCCGCGTTGTTACCTGCTTCTGTTGCCACGGCTGCTGCGTCAGTGGCGGCTTTTGCGGCAGAAGACGCGTTGGATATTGCTTCGGACACACGTTTCTCGCGCTCGGCATCAGCTTTTTCTCGCTCCGCCTCTGCGTTCTGACGAGTTGCCTCCGCAGTTTCTCTCGCTGCTTCTTGGCGTACACGCTCGGTTTCAGCCTCCTGGCGCATGTTTTCGTTCTGCTTGCGTGCAGCTTCTGCTTCAGCACGCTGTATTTCGGCTTCCGCACGCTTGTCTTCCTCTGCATTTGCCTTGTCGGTAGCCGTGTTTGCCGCACTTGCCGCAGTGTTCGCCTTGCTGACAGCGGCATCAACGTTTGCTGAAAGCTCCGTAAAAGCAGTTGCTCTCTGCTTTTCAACTGCTACACGGGCGGTTTCGTTTGCGGTGCGTGTCTTTTCAGCTTCTGCACGCTCGGTCTCGGCATTGGCACGCTGCACCTCTGCTGTCTTTCGAGCGTCCTCGTTGCTCATGCGCTCTGTCTCCGCTGCATGGCGAGCCTTCTCACTCTCGCTGCGCTTATTTTCTGCTGACACACGTGATACTTCTGCTGACGCACGCTGCTGTTCCGCCTCCATGCGCTCACTCTCGTTAGCCTTGAGCGTCGCGTCCGTCTGCTTTGCCGTTTCAACAGCCGTGTTCGCGTCGGTTATGAGCTGCGTCAGTTCTGCCGTAGGAGGCAGGATAACAAGCGCCGTGTCCATCTCCACGGAGTCTTCGCCCTCGATAAGTTCGCCGTTGAACGCTGTGTCGCCCGAAGCGTTGTTGTCTACGATGGCAAACTGCTCGTACTCCTTGCTGCGCCAGTCGTTGCCGAAAATCTTACCTCGAATTTCGAGGGCGTATGTGCCCACCGATACGGCATCGCCCTCCACGCGTGCATTGATGATATTGTCCTGTGCAGCGTCGATGCTGTAGGCGAGACTCACACGCCGATACTGGTTCACGATGTTCACTTGGATGTCGGTACACGCAGGAAGCGGAAAAGCCACCTGCTCGCCATTGACTATCTTCTTTACTGGTATGCGCAACGTGAAATCATTGCCTCTTATAATTTTCTTCATATTTTATTCTTTTGGTTGTTCTTCTTCTGTTGTGGTTATAGGCTCGTCAGCAGTACTTGTCGGGTCGGACTTACTTTCAAGTGCATGGTTAAAAAACGGCAATTGTTCGCCGTTCCATACCACAGTGCAACTATTCTTGCCTTTATTGACAACGCAGGTTATCATCGCGCCTTGCCCTCTGCCAAAATATTTGCTGGCATGGTCGAAATCCATACTCGTATATCCGATTGTAGTCATTTCTGTATCACTATCATTGACAATAATAATTGTCTGTCCGACATACGCCATAGCCTCGTAAACCGTCTTTGTGCTCAGTTTGCCCCAGTTTGTATGGTTGGGCATGTAGAAAGGTGGAACAATAACAACATCAGCCTTAGTCATCGCCTTTATGTTACCCGTAAACTTCACAAAGCAGCCGGTCTTCTCGAAGTCAATCTGGATATTTCCGAGAGCCAGTGCTGCTTGCTCGGTGACATAGTCCTTTAAGTTCTCAGGCGTTATCTCCGTCATCTTCTTGCGGATTAGTCCCGAGAAAACTCCTGCGCCTACCTCCAATAAGCCTTTCTCGTTCACGCTTGCCGTTACCTTGCCGCTGTTGTTGCGCACCTCGAACTTGTCCGCAGTTGCCGTTATCTTGCCATTCTCGATGTCAACGCCGGTTCTTTTCAACCCTGACTCCAGTTTGCCTGCCTCCGTTTTGTCGTAGGGCGATAAGCTCCAGCCGCCGTATTCCGTGCCCTCCATTATCATCGGGCGGCACACGTCGATAGCACCATTTCTGCGCACGGCAAGTTCAAGCAACAGCTTCGTGCAGCCATCGGGCACGGTAAACGTCGCAGTAAAGAGCTTCCAGCCACCTATACTCAGATAGATATTGCCCGACTTGACAACAGCACCTTCCGTACCGCCGTCAAAGCGCTTGATAGAGTAATAGGCACCGTTATCCAAAAGACTGACGAGCTTCGCCCATACGCTAAATACGTACGTCTTGCCAGCCGACACACGCACATCCTTGAAGTAGAGGCCTGTGTATGTGTTCGCTGTAGCGCCCGACGCACTGAACGTTGCGTAGTTTGAACCGCCGACGCCGCCACCGCTTGTTATCTCTACCTTTTGCGAGTGAGCCGCTGCAATCTTCGTGATGTCATCCCACGGACGCAGCGCAGAGCCTACGATGCTGTTCTTTAGGTTCGTGGTCGTTTCAACCTGTAGAGAGATTTTGTCCGTTGTCTGCTCTATCTTCGATACCTTATTCTCAGTATTCGTCTGCTTCTGTGCAAGCGAAGTGATACTCTCGGCGTTCTGCGTTAGAGTAGTGTTTATCTTGCCTATCTGCCCATCTACCTCCTGCTTGTTCGCATCTACCGTAGAAGTCAGTCCGTCTACGTTAAGCACAAGCTCCGCAAGCGTCGTTTCCTTTGTTGTGTCGCCATCCTTCACTTTGAGTTTGAACATTGACGCAAGCGCATAAATCTCATCGCGTGACACCACGAATATCTCCTTGCCGTCGAGCGTATAGTCGTTCACGCCCTTGTACAGCTTGATTGACGGAGAATCAGAGCCGTAAGCCGAGAGATACAGCACCGACTGGCGTGCCGCGTCCGTCGTATTGCCCATCTGAACAAGCTCGTCGCCCACCTCTGGCTGCGAGTCGCCGTAGTTGCCACCCGACAAGGCGAGAATGTCGATGTAGTCCGTGCCGACCGCCGTCACTCTGCGCCAGTAGTATTTGTTTTTCGCGTTCGCCGTCGTACCCTCCTTGATGTTGAACGTCTGACAACGCACAAGGTCGTTGACAACAAACGGGTTCGTTATCTCCTCGTCGCCTCGCTTAGTTAAGAACGAACAGCGGTAAACGTCATATCGCAAGGGTGTCGGTCCGTATTCGGGCAGCAGCGTGCCCTTTTTCAAGAAGTCAACCTTGCTAATCTTCATCGACGCAGGCGACAGGACTATCTCGCCGCCCACACTTTGCAGCTCTCTAATTACGAGTTTTACGAACTCCGCAGCCTTGCGCACAAGCAGATGGTCTACCTCTAAGTAGCTATCCTCGCTGTCGGAATAATTGCCGAGCTTGAAGCCCGAACCGAGCGCACCCGAACGGAACGCCGCCGACACAACCTCTTTGAGGGTGGCGATGCCGTCAGAGGAGATGCCTAAACCGTCACTTCCTAAAAGCAATGATTTCAATGTAGCTACACCTTCTTCTGTAATTGCGTGCTTTGTATCTTCACTGCCAAATGTTGCGCCTTTTGCAAAACGTATTATCTCTTGCGCGACATCTGCAAATTCTTTTGAAAGAAAGTGTTTAATACCGTATTTTGATACAAGCGATTCGAACTGCGCGACGCTATAACCGCCACCACTGCCACTGCCGCCGCCGTTAGCGATTATTGATTGTACGTCTTCTTTTAATTGCGAAACAGCGCCTTTTATGACCTTGTTTCCAACCGTTATCTCTTGGATATAATCAAAATCCAAGTTTGTCGAAAGTCTTAAAACACGAGTGTCAAGTCGCTGCCCTTTGCTTAAAAACGAAACCTTCTGCCCAATCTGCAATCTTGGTCTTTGGTCTTTAAATACATGTGGATAAGACTTGACTGTGTAATTATTCGTGTCAGACAAAGCGAGTATTATATCTTTCTTCGCCGCTTCCAAAAGTTTCTCCTGCGCCGACACTTTGTAAGCGTCAGCCATAGCAATGTTGTACAGGATAACCTTATTGCACTCGAATGTTGGCAGAGCCTTACCTTTGGGTATTATCAACTGCTCTTCATTCGTTGGGATTATAATATTATTGTCCTCTTGATATATTATTTCATAGTCGCCTTCTTTGATGTTGAAATTGCCAGTTGAGCAATCGTCAGATTCATGCGAAGTTCTTGATTTTGTGTGATAGGTTAGCTCAAAGCCAACGTTATCACCATTCGTTCCTCTACCAACAAGAGGTGTTGACAATGCGCCTTCTTCAAAATTGGGCTCAAACGAGCAGGACAAGGTTTTTCCGTTAATCTTCAAGTCGTCCGTGATTACAAAATCATACCAATAATATGTGACGCCGTCTTTAACCGTGCTGTTAATTGCTTGCTTGCCCGCCTCTTTGCTTTTTGTGCAGTAAGCGAGGCGCATAAACCAAACCGTGAACGTCTTGTATTCAAGCACGTTGCCTTGTTCGTCAGTTCGTAAGACTATCGGTTTGTTCGTTTGTGGGTCAAGAACGTATTTCTTGCGTCCTCGAACATCGTAAACGTAGGTGTCAAGAGATGGGTAAATATCAGGAAAATTCAGCACCTTTGTAAATTTAGGCAATGTTTTGTCCGTACGCAAATCCATAACAGAAAACTCGTCTACGCTGAATTGTACTGGGCTGCCATCAATAACCATCAAACCATCACCTTTAGCGAGTTGCAATCTTATGTCGCCCGACGAAACGTTTTCGTTTTTATCATTTACCTGCGTAATATTCCGCGTACCGCCAAAGACCGCGAAGGCGTTGTAATATTCATCGCTGCTTTCTGTAACGGAAGGAACGCCCACGTTTTCACCGACGCTTAATTTGAATTTTTCTGCACTGTCAATAGACACCTTGCCAAGGTAAACAATCTCGTTGTCGTAGTCAATATGCCATTCACACTCATCGCCAGCGGCGTTTGATATTGCTGTTAAAGCAGACAACACATCGTTGTCGCTAAAGCTTACGCTTATAGAATTATTCATCGCGCCTGACAAGATAGCCTTCCATCCGCATTTGCCGAATTTAATATCGTTGTTAAGAAAAGCACATACGTTTTCCATCATGCCTTGAGGCGTACCTACAAAGCTCCAAATCGTTTGATTTATATCCTCGTTTTGTGAGTTTTTGATTTTGATGTAAAATGGTTTTTTCCCGAGCTGCATCTTTGGGTGGTGGAACTCTACGGCGTACTTCCACGACATTTCATCTACTTGTGTAGGCGTGTAGGGTTCGAGGAGCATGAACTTCTGTGTTACGCTTCTCGTTCTGTCAATATAATACGTGTGCTCTATATACGCGCCCATTGGCAATACAACCTTGACGGTCGCATTGAACGAAAGAGAAATGTAGTCAGACTTAGACAGTTCTTCTTCTCTTTTTGCTTCTTTTGTTACAAAGGCTTGCATCGAAATGCTGCCATCGGGGTTGTATATATTAATCATATTTTTAGTCGGTCTTTCGGGTTAGGCTCTACGAGCTTCAATGTAAAATTACCTTTTTTCAGTCCGTAATCTCCAAATTTTGTGCACTGCGTATAAACAAATTTGAAAACACGTTTCAAAATAGGGACTTTCATACAAATCTCTCCGCTGTAGGCTATCTTATCAAAGAGTTTTTCCAGCTTATCAAGATAATCATCCTCTGTCTCACCTTCTAAAAACATAGGCAAATCTATCTCTCTTTGATTTACCTTGGTGCAGTCCGCTGTCGCAACCATCGAGATACCGTGCTCAAGCCGACTGTCATTGCTTACGTAGCTTTTTACAGGTGCTGGCGTAAGCAGAGCTTCGCGCCACCCTCGTATGAGGGTAACGCCAAACTCATTAAGGTCGACATATTTTGTGTCGTCTTCGCCCAAAAGCTTTATAAATGCTTGATTTTTCATATTAAATTCTCTCCTTCATTAACTTGTACATGTTTGCGATGTTTTCGTTTATACCAGTAATAGGCTCAGTGTTTTTTGCAATCTGTTGCAACTGATTCAAGCCCTGATATTGCATATCTCGTATTTCGGATATGTTGTCAGACATCTGCATTTGATAACTACAAATCACTTCGACATTAGAGTGTATGTTTTCGCGTGTAGCATTACCTTGTTCTACGGCGCTTTGCACAGCGTAGCCAATGCCAATCAGTGTGCTTGCTTGGTCGGCTGTTATAGCCTCGATAGCCTTGCCGGTCGCCGACTGGGAAGATTGCTCTCCATAGCCAGTAAACTGAGCCAGCTCGTCGCGCATTTTCATGCCTTGCTCGAGAAGTTTCTGCTGTCTTTGTGCAAATTCTTCGGCTCTTGACTTGTACGTTTCATTTTTCATAGCTTCTGCCATGTCGTCATACAGCTTTTTTAAACTGTCGCCGTTTGGGTTGTTTTCACTGCCGTTGATTAGCTCATCAACGCTAAGATTAAGCAATGCCTGTTGCATTATCTTCGAGAAGTCGGAAGCAAAGTCCTCTGCGTTCTTATCCATATCCATCAACGCGCTTATAAAGCTATCCTTCATGCTGTCAAAAGAAATGCCGTTAAGCTTTTCCTTTATCTCGTCAGCCATATCTTGTGCAACATTGCCGAAGTCGTTGACATATTGATTCAGCATGTCGCTCAGTTTGTCTGAACGACCGCCTTTGCCACCTTCTTTGTTGTACTCGTTAAGAATCTTCGCCCAGAGTTCCGCTCCGTTGTCACTGTCGATAATTCTTTGCATCTCCTCTGCGCTCAAAGAAAGAAAGTCGCCGCTCGTCTTAACTTTTTTGCCCAGAATAGCAGAAACCTGCTTCATCGCGTCTTTCCACCCTTTGTTGTCCTCAACGGATGCAGCAAGGTTGGAACGCCATGCGCCGTGCTTCCACGTTTCGTAAATCATCTGCTTAGAGGTGTTCTGTTCAAGCTCCTTTGTCTGCTTTTCCTTTTTGTTTTGCGCATTTAAGATTTCGGAGAGGGAGTTGGATTTTTCAATCTTATCACTCAAATTATCAATTGACATCTTTAAAGCTTCGTTGCTTGTGTTCAGCTTATCAATCTTGCCCTCCATTTTAGCACTGTTGTCACCAAAGATGTTGCTTATTGTGCCAAAGGAGAGCGTATCGAAAATGCTTGTTACTCCATCAAAAACACTTTTCAGTATGCCAGTAACCGTCTTTGGAGATAGGGCTGTTTTTATCAAGCCATTTACGGCTCCTAATATCGTGTCTATAAGACTTGATACTAAGTTTTCCACACCATCTTTAAGTATATCTAAAATACCAAGAGCAGCAGATACTATTTCGCCAGCCATGCCGCTTTCGCCAAGCACCTTTGTAAGTGTTTGAGACACTTTGCTGTTGCTGCCAAAAAGTTCTGTCGTCATTTTAACCAAGCTGCTTGCAGCCTTGTCCGTAGCTTTACCGCCGAACAGTTTATCAAGCCCCATGAGTGCATCGCCAATTCCTTTTAATGTTCCACTTGTAAGACCAGACAAACAGCTTTCAAGCTGCTGAAATTGATTAATAGCTCGCTGAGAAGACGTTTGTAAGTCGGTCGTTGCCTTAACGACAGCATCTTTGTTTTCTTTCGTGGCGTCAGCTGCTTCTGACATTTGATTCTTTAACTTGTCGACAGTTGCCGATGCGTCAAGAATATCTTTTTCGTTGCCGCTTTTTTGGGCGTTTTTTAAACGTTCCTCGGCTTCCGTGAGTTCTTCTGCTACCTTTTGCTCCTTTTTTTGAGCTTCAGCGTAGCTACGCATAGCTTCTTGGTATGTCTTTAAGTTGTCTGATATAGTTACGAAAATATCGCTATCCCACAGCGTGCCAGTTTTTTGCAGCTTACTTACAAGCTCCCATATCGTTTTCTTTTCGTCGACATTTTCTGTTTTGCTGGCGAGCTGCTTGAGCGATTTGATTGTGGGCTCCAGCTGGTCTTTAAACATCGTTCCGAAGTCACCGAAAACGCTTCCCCAGTCGATGTTTTGCTTTACCGCTTCCAACTCAACGTTTGCAAGACTTGATTTTTTCTGCTCTTCGAGAAGTTTTCGTTGATTTGGCGATGTTGCTTTAGCTATCTTTTCGTCGTATTCCTTTGCAATAGCATACTTCTGTTCCTGAATAGAACCAAACTCTTTAAGATAGTCGTAGTAATACTGCAACTGTTCTCTTAGGTACTTTCGTTCGCTTTCGGCGTTTTCAACAAGGAGCGTGTCCTTTTTAGTCTGTATATACTTCTGCTGCTCGCTTGTAAGACCAACTTTCTTGTCGAGCCCTAATGCGTAAAAGCCCTCTTTTTTCTTGTTCGCTGGATCTTTCTCATAGTTAGCCTTCGCCGTGTCGATGTTTTTCTGCTTAAGTTGCTCTGCTTCTTCGTCAAGCTGATGCATCTTTTTTTCAAAATCAAGCGCTCTTTGACGGCGCTCCTTTTCGGCAACATCCTTTTCTTTTGCTATACCATTTTCTTCTTCCGCAACATACAAATCCCATCTCTCCTTGCGCTTGCGTGCTTCTTCTTTAGCTTGAAGCTCTGCTTGCTGGTCGCGATATTTGCGTGCTTCTTCGCCTTTGTCGTCGCCGCCTAAACCGCCGCCTAAATCTGTATTTGTATTGTTGGGTTTTTGATTTAACGCGAGGGTGTTTTTTTTGTTCTCTTTGTAAAAATAGTTATAGATGCGATATTTTTTTAATTGGGAGTAATTTTGTGGGCTGTTTTCTATAGCATTTTTAACGGCATTCATACCTGCGTTAAACATACCTACGGCACTAATACCTTGATAGCCTTTTTTTGAGTTTGGCTTATATTTGTTGCGAGCCTTTGCAACGGCTTTGTTATAGATTTTTTGTAGCGCGTCTCTTTGTTTTTTGTACAAATCGACATCCGCCCCTTCTGCGATTGTGTTTCCTGCGAGGTTGACATTAAAGCCACCTGTACCAACAAAACCGATTGATGCCTTAGACCGACCTTTTTCATTATCCATGACTTTTAGATAATGTAGCACATCAGCAGTCTCCTGTGCTCCACCCGTGATTATTCTAAAAAATTTCAGAATATTTGTGAGTACGGGCGTAAGATTAGCATTCAAACCTGTTAAAAAGCCGTTCCATTCATTTTTTAAAGCCGCCAAATTAACGGAGGCGCGAGAGCTTAAGTCGCTAAGGAGTTCGTTTTTCGCATGAGCATCTTCCAGTTTTTTCCCGTATTGTTCAATCGCATTCGCATTTTTAATAAAATACATAGCCACGGATCTGTTGCGAGCCATGAATTTAGACGCAACATTCTCACCTCTCTCATAAGCATCTTTAAGGTTTTTCAGAGCTGTAACCATGCCAACTACTGACGGGTTGTACTTGTCTTGCAGTTTCGACATGCTCATAAGTAGCATTGAAAATTTGGATGCTGCTTTGTTTGCGTCGCCGAACTGTCCGCTTGAATAGCCAATCAGTGTAGCCATTTCTTTAAAGCCTATGCCATACAGTGACGCTGTTGAACCGGCGGAAGCGATAGCGTCGGACATTTCCCCAAATGAACTTACCGAATGTTTTGACGCAGACGCTATGATATTGCTCATTTCCGAAGCCTCCTGTGCCGTCATGTGGTATTCGGAAGCCATTTTAGAAATGGCTTTCGCACCTTCTTCGGAGGTTTTCCCAGTTAATGCTCCGTATTCATTCGCACTCTTTATCATTTGAGTAAGAGCACCAGGCGCATCTTTAAGCCCATCCCATACCTTTACAAACTGCAAAGCAGCGTTCGCCATGTCTGCGCACGATTTCGTTGTTGTCGCCGTCAATGCTAAGATATTCTGACGGACATCTTTTATTTTGTCGGTATCCATGTAATGGTCTAAGGGCTGTAAGGCTACACGAAACGCTTCTGCCGCTTTAGACGATTCAAATAAGCCTTTTCCTACAGCTGCAATGCCAGCGCCCCAAACTCCAATCTTTCCAACGAATTTAAACAAACCCGAGAAATCGCCCTTCATCAAGCCGCTGAATGAGCTTTTAAGCCCCCCAAAAATACCTTTGACTTTTGACGAAGATTTTTCTGCTTCTTTGCCGATATCTTGGGTTTCTTTCGCGGTTTTTTTAGCTTCTTTGGTCGCATCCTCATAGGATGTGCCCATTTCGCGCAGCTTTTCCTTGCTTTGGATTATTTCGCGAGTTATTTCTTCTTGTTTTTCCTTGTTTGCCTGCGCCTTATCGCTGTCTTTGCCGTAAACTTGGGCAATTTCGGAATACTCGCTTTTGAGTATCTTTAATTGCGCAATGTTTTCCTGTATAGAGTTTGAAATGTCGTTTTTTGACATTCCACTCCAAATATCGGTAGTAGATGTTTTTGTTTCGTCTGCTGCCGTGCGCAATTTTTCAAGCTCTGCTGTAATATCGGCAATTTGCTGTTGCTTTTCCTTGATTGCGCTACCTTCAGCGAAATAGTCCTTTATGACGTTAAGCGGATTTTCGCCTTTGCGCATAGACGTAAAGAAGTCACCGCCCCATCCGTTTGCATGGTGCGCCTCCATTAGCTCCACTTGTTCGTTGAGCTTCTTTAGTTCATCTTCTTTTGCTCGTATTGCGTCAAGCGTTTTGTTTGTGCTTTCTTCTTCTTTTTTTTGCTCAGCTTGTGCTTTCTGTGTCGTTGATGTGTACGCCTCGGAAAGTCGATTTAAGCTATTTGCTATTTCGTCGGCTTCTTTTCTAATATTTGCAGCACGCTCCAAAAGTGCATCAGCGGCACGTGCGTTCATATCGTTGTCACCACTGACGATATTACCGTCCACAACCTTAAAAGTATTTGCTTCTTCTCTTGCTTTTTTCTCCTTTTCGAGCAATTCCGCTTGCTCGTTCATTAGTTGACGGTAACGCTCCTCCGCGCTCTCCTTGGCTTTTATATACTCCTCTTCGCTTGCTTTGCCTTGCAACACTTGTTCAGACAACTTGTCGAGTGCTATCGCTTCTGCATTTGCCGTTTCTGTTCGTTGTCTGCTTGTTTCATTCGCTTCTTGAAACGCTTGTGTGTTGTCGTTTACTGCCTGTGTTTCGACTCCAATTTTTTCCGCATTGGCTGCGTGTGCCACACTTTCAGCACCCACGGCTGCTGCCACGCCGACGTGAAGCCCTGCATTAACGCCAGTAGCTGCGTTTGAAAGAGAACTAACAGTATTAACAGTACCCATTGTTGTACCGAGCACGTTAGCGGCTGTTTGAGCGTCTGAAAAAGTGTTTGTTAATGCGGAATACTGCGCCTTGAGTCGTTCGACAGTCTTGTTTTGATTTTCAAGCATTTGAGTAACCGTATTCCACTCTGTTGTCCCGACCGTCGCTTGCGAAAGTCTATCTTTAAGCGTTTCGACTGTTTTTGCTGCGTTTGACAATTCCAAAGAAACATCTTGAATCTTTTTAGGCGTTGTTGTCAGCTTCTCCTGCGCCTCGGATATTATCGCATTAAGCTCCTTAAATGCTTGCTGCGTACTTTTGTTGCTTACATCGGAACTTTGTGCAATATCGTTCAACGCTTTTGTCATTCGTGCGCTAAGGCTGTCCGTTTTTACGCCGAGCTCGTCGAGATTTCCAAATAAAGTGTCGAATGATTTTTGGATATCGGAAATATCCATCTGTCCGCTTATACCAAGTATTTCTTCTGCCATAATATATATAGTGTTATCCCATCATATTCATAAAGAAATCTGATGCGTGTATTGATTTGTTTATCGGTTTGCAAGTGCTTATTTCTTCCTTTCTCTTTTTGTCGCCACCTTCATCTTCTTTTTTGTCTGGGTTATCACATGAAGGTATTGAGCGGTTGAGAAGAATAACATTAATGTATGAGCGATTAAATACGACCTCCTCGTAACTCATACGAAAATACTTCATTACTCCTCCGATGATTGCCCAAGGCGAGTCGTTGTCGGCTCGGTCATTGCTATTGTTTGGGAGAGGAAAGTGATAGAGGTCAAGAAAAAATTTACGTTAAAAGAGTGACTTATAAACTGGATAAGGTCATTGAAAGCATTGACATTAAGGCGCTTGGTTATATACCGCCTCCAAAGGCAACGCTTCCATGTCTTTCTAAACGCACAAATAACAAATATTTCACACATAAGGCGAGCATCGTTGCCGTGTGCGATAGTTTCTTGCAACACATTTATTTTGTCACCAGGCTTCCAACTTGGCTTTTTAATGTCGTTTGCAACGGCAGCCATTTCATAAATCTGCATAAATGTCAAAGGCTTAACCTCGAAACTAAACCTGCCGACCTTTATCTTTGTTGACTTTTCCATGAGCGTTTCCGCTACATGTTTTTTCTCTGATGTTTTCATATAGTTGTATGCTTAAAATAAAGGCGGCGCGGCTTAGAATTTCTCCTTGCCTCGCCGCTAATTAACGATTTGAAATTATATAACCTATGCGAATACCTAAAGCTCTTTATCGATCTCTGTCTTAACATCATCAAGGTATGCCCATCGATGACCAGAAACCTTCTCGCCACTTGCATCCATTACTGCCATCTGACGGAATTCAATGTTAAGATTTGGAAGACCGGTCTTGCCAATAGAGCCACTACGGGTGACAGTAAGCTTCATTTTTGCCCATTGGAACACCTTTGCAGGGATGTCGTCGAGTACCTTTGTCTTAATCTGCACAGCCTTGAACACCTGTGTTTCCGTTGGTTGCTCGTTGTTCCACTTTTGGTCAGTTGAAGTAAAACCAAGGATCTCTTTATACGTTTCAGGCGACATATCGTATGTCTGAGCCGTGAAGCCTTTGGTTGCTGCCGAAGAAGTCAATACTGCATACGGGTCTTCTGAGTCCTCAATTTCAACGTCTGTTGTAGATGCCGCGCTGTCATTAAAGCTCAAAGAACCCTGTACAATAGCCTTAAATTTAAAAGGAAAACTGGTAGGATAAGCTCCATTTTCCGCAGGGGTGGCGATTGCAAACTCGTCAATGCCATACACACCGTCTTTGCCTGTCTTTGCCATATTTTAGTTCTTTAAATTGTTATACGTTACTTTGAATTTCAGATTGATATAATATGTGTTATCGTCGTCTTCTGTAGGCAGCGAGTCGGAATAGCTATCAAAATATGCACCATCAAGGTATGTGCTGTTTTCAAACAAGGCAAGAATTGCTTTTGCTTGCGTTGTGAGTTTTTTTGTATTCGGCTCGTCAGAGGCTGTTCTTCGCACATGCACGTTTACGTTAATCATGCCGTTTTCTATCTCACTTTCGTGCACAAACGGCAAATGATTAATAACAATATAACTGTCCGAATCAAGCTTTTTAGGTCGTTTGTATTTAAAAACGTTCCCTTTTTTCACTCCTATCTTCGACAGATTATTGCAAATGTATTCGTACATCGCGCTTACAGCGTCGTCACCTATTATCATACCTTGCGTTTTATAGCCACAATTTTAAATACCGTCGTTTGAGGGTAACAAACCCTTTAACTTCCATTTCCTTCTCGATTGTGCCGTCTTTTTTTGTTATTTTTACATTGTCGCCTTCTGTTGGTAGCATCTTGTATTTCTGCTTTGACAGCGGTGCTATCACCTCGTAGGCATATTGATATTTACTGCCGTCGTTCAACGTAATAAGGCTTGCTTTTGTATTCGGGAAGATTAAGCATTTGCCAAAATCAAGAAAGCGTGTTGCCGTTGCTTCAATCGGATTGCCCTGCGCGTCGTATCCGCTGCCGACATTTTCGTTTTTAACATCAAAATCCGGCTCTCCACTATCTTTCATATCGTAGAACACGCCGCCTATTTGAACATACCCAACGTTGTATATTTTGAGCTGTATTTGCAGTTTATCCTCGAAGTTCATACATCCACCCTCCTTACCAAACCTTTACGCTTTGCAACCAATAGCCATCAGAGTCTGTATTAAGAACAAGGTCAGCACTCAATCCTGCGTCCTTGGCAATAGATTTTATCATATCGTCAATCAGCTCGTCATCGTTCTTGTAGCTTTGCGATACGCCGCCCACATTCTCGCTTGAAAGTGTACGCATTTTGTAAAGTATGCGCATTGCAGCATACGCTACAGGCTTCTTTACAGCCACACTGTATGCGTCATCGACGCTTTCCGAGGCACCGAATTTATCGGCAGCGTCGATAAACATCTTCTCCAACGCCTCGTCCGACGTTGAGAAAGGCTGAATTTCGCTTGCGATTGCTTCTGAGATTGTCATGCTGTCCTTGTCTTAATGTTACAACTTACTACATTTAGAGTTTTTCAAGACTACCTTTACTTGGTAGTCTTGAGAATAAAGATGTCGTTCAAACCGTTGAATACAGGCTGTGCCCACATATCGTAGTTAATGTGATAGCCTGTCTTGTCACGCCAATAACCTACAAGGTTGTCGTCGTGAGAAGAATATGAGACGTTCGGAATTGGGTCTACCAATTCCAATGGGTCGGAAATCTTCATTATGGCTACCGTATCAGCACACTGTGCTACAACACGGTCGTCAACGATTAGATTGACTGTTGAGCCGTCAGCAAGAGTTACGAACTGGTCGTCATCAATCTGTATTACTGGCAACAGAATTGAACGCAGATAAGTATTTACCTGGTCTACTGTAAACATCGGCACAGAAGGATTAATCTGTATTGTACCGAGGTTAAGTTTGAACGTTTCTTTGATTTGATTAGCTTTGCACATCTTGTAGAATGTGTTCTCAGACATACGAAGCTTCAAAATCTTGCGACCGTGTTTTTTGGCTTCATCCTTAAGCATCTTAATGTCAGCAATAGGAGTTGCGTTTGCGTCACCCCAATTGTTTTCAACAGACAGCTGCTTAATTTCGAGGTCAAAAGTATAGGACACATTAGCCTTAGCATTGTTAGCACGTGAAACGGTCTGCTTGCCTGTATAAAGGCCTTCGTAGTAGAGCATGTCAAGACGCTTGTGTGGCGCAATAACAGCACGCTCAAATGGTCGGAAAGAGAACTTTATAAGTTTATCGTACTGTGCATGTTGCTGAGCTTCTGTATAACCTTCTTTACCTTTTGCATCACGATAGCGACCTTCAAGCTGATGCAGTTGGTCGAGATAGTCATTATCAAGTTCCCACTGGTCACCATAACGACCGATAGAACCAGTTAATTGACCGAAGTCGGGCATGTGATGTACAGGCTTTTCGGCGTTTTTGGCAATAACGGAACCTACCATAGCAGCTGTGTATTCTGCGAGGTCAGCACTGTAAACTTTTGCTGCACAATAGTCCACTTGCGTAATCTCGTTCTTCCACAAAGCCTTATAGGTCACGGTCTTCATGTTTTCGTCAATATAGCTCTGAAAAGATTTTGGGTCTAATAGCTGTTTGAGTATACTATTCATACCTTTTCTATATTATTATTGTTATCCTGTTGATAAATATTACTCACTTGTTACTTAATCTTGAACAATGCAATACCATTAGCGTTCAAGCCTGCCTTGATGTCTGCGTTAATAGGGTAGGGAAGTGAAGCTTCCTCAACCTCCATAACACGAAGTGTAGGCTCAACCTGCTGCGAAGCGTCCTTGTCAAGTTCCTTTGTTGCGTAGGTAAAGCCAAGGATTACGTCTGAGTCCTTGTTGTAGTCAGTAACAATGTCGTTTGCGTTGATAGCAGCTTCGAGTCCTGTCGAAAGAGTAACCGTGTCAAGTGTTGCTGTTCTTGCGATAGATGCGATTTTCTTGCCGCCAATGGTGTCACCTTCTTTGAAAAGAGAACCGTGTGCAAGTTTAACTGTCTTAGTTGCGCTATCAGCTTTTTCTACGACCTTTGCAGTCTTAATAGCAATAGCCTTACCACCATTGCCAAGCTTGACAACAGTACCCTTAGGCAACCACTTTAGTTCGGCTGGCAAATTGCTCTGGTCAAGGTCATAACCGCCCTGTCTTACGATGCACTGCTCTTCCCACCAAGAACCCTCTTTAATATCGGTTGGCACGGTCTTTTTGAGGTACATTCCTTTATAAGCCATACTTATTACATTTTTATTGTTTTACATTTAGTTGTTATGCAGCACCCTCGGGCTTGGGAGTGTTACGCTGCGCGAAGCCTTCCATGCGCTTGATAAAATCATCCTGCTCAGACTGTGGGGTACTTGTTGTCGGTGCAGAAACAAATGTTCCGTCTGCGACAAGCGCTTGTTTCATTGTTGTGAAATCATTGTTAATCTGCTCCACAACACTGTCGAGGTTTTCCTCTTTGTCGAGTTGATAGCGCGAACGGAATACTTCGGGCACGTTCTTTAGCTTCTCATTACTTTGCAGCAACGCTGCGAGTCTTGCGCGTTCCTCGCGCTCTTTGTACGGAGCGAGAGCGGCTGCGACAGCCTCGTTTACAGCCTTCTGCTGGTCGTTCTTTACCTCGGCAATCATCTTTGCTACAGCTTCGGCTGTAAGCGGAGCTTCTGTTGTTGGCGGAACTGGAGGAGCTGGTGTTTTTGTCGGAGGTGTCGGAGTAGCCTTTGGGTCTACCCAGCCTTCGTACTTCTTCGTTGTTTCGCTCACGGCTCTATTGAACGCCGCTTGCATCATACCAACATACGGCTCCACGGCTGTAATAGCTTCAGTAACATTCTCGTCTGTTGACTCATCTGTTAAACCACGACCTGCGACAATCTGGTCTACCAGCTTTGCAAGTTCATCCTTCTTCAAACCGTACTTCGCGAACGACGTTTTGCAAGAAGCAAGCACTTTCTCTTTAATTGTCATACTTTATTCTGTTTACGTTAATGGAAAATTTTATCTAACACAAAATTACTTTATAAAGTTATACTGATAAAATAATATTTATTTTCTGTGTAAACAAATTGTACTTTACATTATTTTATATACCTTTGCAGCTATAATTCATTATAAACTCAATCGCTATGAAGAAATTTTTATTTGCACTGATTTCAGTCGCGTTAATGTGTGTGGGTTGCTCGTCGGACAATGATGATGCTAAAGAAAAGGAAAGTCAAAAGTATGTGCTTAAAAACACAACATGGAGTTCGATAGAGAAAATTGAACACACAACATTCGGCATTTTTGTAGACAAAGAAGAGACAAACACAGAGGTAGTCACAAAGCTACAGCAAATATCTGGCTTGGAATACTCAGAAAACACAAAAACGGAGGAAAAAGAGGTGTATTGGAACGTGTGCAATAGTAACGGTCACGATGCCGACACAACGATAGCAATGACATTTTCCAATAACAGGTGTATTTTTGAAATGGAGGTAAAAAGGAAATGTGTCAAAGCTAATTTAACACAAACAGAAAAACAATACAAGTTTAAGGAAGGAGAGTTTTTTGTAAAGGTAGGATATAGCAGCTACGAGAGCTTCTTTGTACGTAAAGATGGTGTATATCGAGCTAATGGATATTTGTTTTTATTATTGGATGGAAATTGTAACGTAACTTACGAAACCCAGTACAAATATGCAGGCATACAAGATTATGATGTAGATGTTGACAAATATTCTGTTACAGCTGATTTTTCTGTTTCTGGCAATGCAATAACATTCTCATACATAGATAAAAATGATAAGAAAGTAATGTTTGTGGGAACTATTGCTGATAATCTACAGAGTATCATATTTAACGACAACCCTTTGGTGTCCAGTGTGAAATCTGTCGGCAAACAATAAAAATATAACAAAAAAGACGTAGTATAATTTAATGTACTACGTCTTTTTTATGCCAGCATTTTAGATACTACAATACCGCGTTTCATTGAGTGTCGCACCTATGTTGACAGCGATTGCATCTTGCATGGAGTGCATCATGGCAACCGTTGCATCTATTACGTTCTCGCCCTCTGTTTTGTCTTCGTACAGGGCGATAGCCCGTTCTTGTAGTTTTGCAAAGTCACGCAAAAGTAGGAGCATCTCCTTGGTTGTGTTACTGATTGTAAAATTCTCCTTATTGTTGTTTAATGTGTTCTTTCCTATTTTGTGCGTTGTTTAAAAAGTTGTTGTGTAGATTTATTTGACACCACAAAATTTTTCTTGAGATATTTTATCTTTTTAGCATAGTTAAGTTTTAAAAGCCTTTTAATTTCTTTTTTATGTGTGCTTTTGCCGCATTCAGACTGCCCCATTTTGTATCTTTCCAACTGTTGTATGTGGCATTCCATACGTGTGTATTATAGATCGTATTTCCAAAAGAATCCGTTTCGGCTTCGATTTGTCCTCCACCGACTTTTGTGTTAATTGTATAAACTCCGCCTCCTTCGTTTGTGAACCTCATTCTGCCAACCTGTTTTATAAATTGAGAATTCTGGCGCATCAGTCTTGTTTGAATACCATCCATAAAGAGGTCTCTCGGTGTATCTTCTCTCAATCTTTCTGTTTTAGATGCACCATACACAACAGTTCCATTGATAATTATGTCGTCATTTACGTTTTTTATTGGGGACTCTCCTTTTATACTTTTTATATTTATGCTGTTCTTGTTATTCGCAAGAACAACTTTTTCGGTAATTATTCTGCTCGCGCTTGCGTTAGAGCTGTTTACCGTTCTTGTTGAACCTCCACCTTTTGCCATAATCTTTTGTTTTTTTTATTTTACAAAGTTAATAATATAATCAATTGGGGGGGGTAGGCTGCGCCCATCCCCGTGTAAACAATTATAAAGCTGTATAAACAACGCCCTTTTTAGGGTTCTTTGTTGCTCTTCCAAGACATACCTTTCCGCGGTACATTCCCTTTATAGAGGAGTAGAAAGATGTGCGTTTTACGCCGTCTATTTCTGTTGTCGGGATAACACCTACTCGCTCGCACTCCGTGCCGTTGTCGGTAAGTATTGTATTTATTATCATAACACCATAGAAAGACTCCTCAGTGCGCGTCTGTATTACCTTGCCGTCAACCTTAACTGCTGTTCCTGCTTCAAGTTTGGTGTTTACCTTCAAGCTATCTTCGTAGTTTTTAACCATAAAGAAAGCATAAACCGACTCGTCTAAATAGGCGTAATAGTCGCTTGCAAGTCTATGTGTCTTTTCAGCAAACTCGCCGTCAACCGGCTTGCTCAATGCGTATGCGCACACCTTTTCAACATATTCGCTGTTGCTGCCGAAGTTCTCTTCGCAAAGTGTTGCTTCAATGTCGACGAGCGTCGGTGAAGGGTAGTGTGTGTTGCCCTGACGGTAAGCCTTTTTATAAATTGGGCACTTGTTATATACCGCCTTCGCAGACATTATTAAATCAGCCTTTTTAAAAGCGTTTTTATAAATAGCGTTCGGGTTGCCGCCCCACATTTTTAACTCATCGCCATCCCGATCTGTTGAGTAAGACAGGCTGTAATCGTAAAGCTTATGCAACTCGCTCGTAAACTTTGAGAGATAGTCAAAACTCTTGATGCCGAACTTCTTTACACACTCACAACCTACTTGTAATTCATCACCCGTTACAATGTTTTCTATCACGTAAGAATTTTTGCACCAATGTCCGCAAACGTCGCACTTGTCGTAATCGTGTCCGTGGGTAGGAATTTTAAACACAAGCTCTTTGGACGAGTCAACGGGCGTAAAAGAGCCATCTTTAAAAGTACATACAAGCTTCCAGTTGTTTTCTTCGGGCATATTGATTGTGAGGTCGCACACTTCGTGAAAAGCTTTCACCGCCCTGCCTCGCATACCATCCTTCTCTATAACTGGGTGTAAAAACACCTTCATGTAAGGTTCGCCAATGGTGTAAGAAAAGCCTTCCACGTTCTTCTTTGTCTTGTTTGCAAACTTTTTGAAGCTTGCAACGCTGTCTGATGGAATAAAAGTTCTAATAGTGTTCATTGTTGTATCTCCTATTTTTAATTATCTATTAATTTTAACGCCACAAAATTAATAATTTATTAGTGAATGACAAAATAAATAATAGAAAATCTTTAGTATTTAATGGAAATTAAATGATTTGTGCGATTTTTTTAAAAATGCGCGTCATAATCCTCACGACTACAACACGCATTAAAGCCATGCAAGCTCCCCAGTGATTAAGTACATGGTTGATTGAAAAAGTTTTCATAAAAAAGAAACACCACTCTTAATTTGCGAGCCTACGATAAAATCGAAACACAGCCTTTTGTAACAAAAACAAGTAAAATCAATAGCAGGATTCGCACCTGCAAGCCGCCCTTGTACAGCTTATTTATGTTATATTATTTTACTCCCGATGAATTAAAACCGTTGTCGCTACGCTTCTTGTCGTCATTTTCCTCTTTTTTGACGACACCGCTAACAAGTTCCGTGTTCGGAATCTCCACAATGCGCATCTGCGCTATCTTGGTGCCGGCTGGAATGCAGACACTTTTAACGCCAAGGTACTCCACGCAGCATGTTTTTAGGATAGCTCTTACTTCGTCGGTGTAGCCACTGTCAATTAAGCTCAGCTTTACATCAGCGTCAACGCGTGTCTCTTCTCTTGATCCGTCACAGCGCTGTATTTGCGCGTACATTCCTTCCGAAGACATGCCGCTTCTTGGCTGTATAACTGCTGCAAGGTGTTTGGGCAGTTGTATTTTGAAGCCGAGTGGTATCGCGTAGCGCTCCCAATCTTCAATTATTGTGTCCTCTTTAGTAAATACATCGTACGCTGCGTCGGCATCGTATGTTTTAACCGGCATCCTGCCGCCACAAAGTTCTATTACTATCTTCTCTCTTTCCATTTTGTTTTATTTTTGTTTGTCTTAACGATACAATAGTGACAATAATGCCACTGCCTTTTGCTTGTCGGAAAAACCTTTTATGTTTACCCATTTGCCGAAGGGGAAGTGGCCGACATATTTCTGAACCATATTAACGGTTATGGGAATACAACCGTCATAAGCCTCCATTGGAATAATTCTCAGTTTCATATCTTATTCAAATCTATATACTATATGTGGTGTAGTGTTGCCCAGCCCGTCGCGACGATCGGCAATATCTCCCCCGACCATTGTTGTCACAGCATTAGCTATCCGCTTGCGCGGTCGGTAGTTTACGAGGCCCTTACCGTCCTTGCCGCTGCGTACCCATCCGATGTAATACTTGTCAGTCATATTCATACTCTTATAGTGGAATGAGGACGTTTGCCACATTTCCCGATATTATCGTATAGGCTACCCCCCCCCACACATTGTTTATCATCAACTCGCTCACCCCTCGCTTGTCGGGAGTGTCTTGGTAAAAGCGGATAGAGTCGTCGTCACGCCATACCATACGGATTTTACTTTTTCTGTTATTCATATTCTATCAATACTGCTGGTGCTTTGACGAGCGAACTTGTACCTTGTATGATATTACCTGCTCCCTCCTTGTGGTAATGCGTAAGAATGGTGGCGCATACTTTGGGGGAGGGGGAATTTAAGATTTGCAATCTAATCATATTCTATCAATACAATGGTGTGCTGTCCGTGCTCGTCGTATAGTCCTGCCCATCCGTCGTAGCGTGCAGATAGGGCGGTGGAGTATCCCCGACGTGGGCAGAGTTGCGATGTGCGTTGCACAAAAGGAATTTGGTTAATCATACGTTATCAATACCATATTGTCTTTGCCTACTGAGGTGAGGGTGTTGGTTGTACCTCCAACGTTTATCTCCATTCGCTGACAGAAGCGTCCGTTGGAGGGATGCTTGCGGTCGGACGGATTATCGGGGTCACGACCTCGGAAGGCTGCTATGCGAAAACGTAGCATAATAGGTTGTCTTTTGTTACTGTTGTTATCGAATTGCACCACGGCAACGGACTGGGGCGGTGATACTTATCGCCGTATTTACACCCTCCCCGGTCGCCATGCTCACGGCGGAAGGCTTTTGCTTCCTCGGTGCGGTAGTGGACGAGGACGGAACGTTCAATCATACTCTATCAATATTTTCGGTTTATCCACGTCGTGACCCTTACCCCCTCCAGCAATACACAGAGCTATGCCGTGTGGTGACACAATGATGCCGTTCTGCGAGGGGCTGTAGGAGCCGAGGACGATGGGGCAAGGGTTGTTCATAATTCTACTGCTACATAATAGTGATTACGGCTGCTCACTCTGGCTTGAATGGTGTGGATGATACCCCTCCATAATTGCTTGTTGTAGGTGTCTATCCATACGGCATGAGAGGGGCGGGAACCACGTTGGTACATTATTTCTAAGCGAGCGTTCTTGTTAAGCATATTCAAATATTACTCCTGTAGCGTCAAAACCATCATCTTTGGTAAAAAGGAAATTGCGTACTCCCATTTTATAATAGTTGGCTTTTATTGTGTGGGCGAGTCTAAGTTTACCTCCCCCATTTGCTACATTGATGGTTATTTTATTCAAACTCATACAATACTACTGTCATTGGATAGTGGGCGAGCGTGAGGATGTTGGTCGGTCCGATAGCCTCGTAACGTGTGGTTATGGTTGCCGCACAACATTCGTCGGTCACATTCACCATTTGTCCGTTACCACCCCCATTCAGACGGAAGGGATGGGCGACGTGGGTCAGCTTACACTCCATCCTTCTTCCTCTCCATATTCTCCTTGAACAACCGTTGAAACTCATCGCCTAACGCAGCCACACCCTTATCCATGAACACGGAATAAGACTGCTCCATTTTCTGCTTTGCCGAATAAAGGGCGAGCTGGAGACTTGTAGATGTCATTTTCCAACCATCGGCTGCTTGCATCCACAACGTAAGCCACGTTTTCAAGAACATTGCAGCCTCGTGTGTCGGCGGTAGGTCGAACTGCACAAATAGGGCGTTGTCTTGGTCGTTTGCCTTGAGGAACTTGTTCACGGCATCGTCTTTTAGGAAATAGCGGTCGGACACTTCCTCTTCGAGCACGTCTTCCAGTCGGGTTTTCAGCTCGAATGGTTCGGGAAACTGATAGTCGAAGGCTACGTCACGGCGCATGGAAATGCAGAACACACGGTCGCGGTTTTGTGGCACACCATAGTTTTTGGCGTTGAGTCGCGCCCAACGGCTCACATAGCCGAGCGACGAGAGTTTGTCGAGCCACTTCTGGAAGTCGGGCATGAACTTTTGGCTTACCAGTGCCGCCACGTTCTCCTGCAAGAGATACTTCGGGCGAAGCACCTCCACGGCATCTGCAACACGCCAAAGCAGGGCGCTTCGGGTGTCGCTGCCCTCCTGCAAGCCCATCTGCTTGCCAGCCTGACTGATGTCTTGACAGGGCGAGGAATAGGTGAAGAGGTCCACTTCGCGACCTTCGAGTGAGCGTTTTACTTTGTGCCAGTCAATCTTGGTGATGTCGCCCAAGGCGCAGTCGGCAAACTGAGGAAATACGAGGTCGTGCATCTGACAAGCATATTTGTCGATGTCGCTCCATCCGACGCACGTCCAATGAAAATCGGGGCGCCAAGACTTTAGCAAGTCGGCTGCCATGAGCTGCGAGTCGTAGCCGGAGAATGTGGTGAGGAATATCTTCTCCTCGTTCTTGTCGGCTGCGGTGGGCGGCAAAGCGGGCAACGTGTCTTCGAGGTCGTCGAAGAGCGAGAGCTGTTCACCAGAGCGCGGCTTGGGTGGTACGGGGTAGAAAAGGTTTTGATATAGATAGGCTAACACATTTATACAAATGCTGTTTCCAGCTTGTTTGTACTGCTGTGACGCTGATATAGCCATGTCCTCCGCTTTACCCTTACCTCTCCAGTTGGGCACTCGCTCGGCTGTCTGGGCATTGCTGCTCTGCATCGTACTGATTACATTGTCGCGAACGCCCATCAGGCGAAAACACTCCTTGGGTGTGAGCTTGCGGATGGCATAACTCTTGATGGTGCGGTCGGTGAAGTTGAGTTTTGTGATCATTGTTGTCTTACTTTTATTCGTATTCAATCATTACTCCTGCATCGTTCACATTAGCCTTCAGACAGCGGCTTAGTCCGCTTAGGCTTCCTTTATTGAACTCGGCGGTTGCTTGCGTAAATACCCCCCGACTTTCGGGATGCGGTAGTCTATAGTGATGTTATTCATATTCTTCAATCAGAAATACATTTTGCGGCCACGAGTAAGTTGACACGGTCGGACAAATAGCTGTGTTTAATCTGCCTCCGTCGTTGAAGCCACGGGGATATTGGTAGAAGTCAAGATTAGTCATATTCTTCAAACAAAAGAACAGGTTGGTTCCAAGTTGCCAATATAACAATAACGCCGCACTTCGTATTCGCTGATAAACATTCGCCAATTCTGTTCATTATGATCATAATGTTCATGCACGAAGAATGTGCCACCGAGTCGCCAGCAGAGAAGCGATCCTGTGCAATGCGGTTGTTCTCTGGCAGGATGCCACAGTTGAAAAATGTTGCGATATTCGGATTTTTTGTCAATATCGTCATCAAATGAAGACAAATTTCCAATATCTATTCCTTTGCTGTCTGATTCAATATAGGCACCATCTTCTGTTATCAATGTTCCCAGTAACTCAGAAATCTTCGGTGACATGAATATCACGTTAGGTAGTCGGTTTTTGTTTTTCATAAATCTTATTCTTTTTATAATTCAACAAACACGCAGATTCCGCTACTTACTGCGGTCAGAGCGTTTACCAACTTACCCCCCCCCAACCGTCCGACTGCGCCTCAGAGCCGAGGACGGATAACTTAGGTCGGCAGCTCCTGGGCAGGGACAGTCGGTATAGCCCAGCTCGGTGGCTTGGCGTATGCGAAGGAACGTCTCGCCCTCTCGGTCCACCAACTGAAGAAACGGTCGGTCGGTGGTGGAGTAGATGCGATAGAGCGAGCCGTCGGGATAGCGGCCATACAGCTTGCCATCCTTGCGGATAGTGCCGCGCTTGTAGTGAGGGTCAGTCATATTCAATCATTATGCAGTGTGGGCATTTGTAGTCGGTGGCTCGAAGGGCGGGCGAGAAACTACCCCCCCCATCCTCGCCATTCGAGCCGACGGCTAACGGGATGCACGGAAATGTAGAGTTGGGTCATATCTTCCCCTTGTTTTTATCTTTCGTAATGTCCAACATATAGTCGGATATCACTCCTACCATATTGTTGCACCAGTCGTCAATAAACGGGTTCTTCTCGAATAGTGGCAGTTTCTTAAAGTCCGTCTTAAACCAATTAACGAACTGCAACAACACATAGCGCATCACGGCCACATCATGGGCATTGTCCATCGCTCCATCAAGATTTCGCAAAGCTCTTTCCGATAACTCGCGCAAATTATGATACCCATAGAGTATTCGTCTATTTTTATTTTTTTTTTTCATTTAAACCATCATTTTAAAACACTTTGTTCTTGCTTCTTGTTCGTTTGCCTATATGCCACTTAGAGCACAGTTCGCAAAAATACGGACGTTCGCCCATCGCTTTCAGTTTCGGGTTCTGCTCAAGAAACTCCCACGCCTCGTCTTCCGTGTCGTAGCCAACTTTCTGTTTCCACGAACTGCCCTTGCGAGTCCAGTGTCTTGCGTCGGGATGCAAGGTGGAGTAGGACGCTTTGTTTCTGTATGCGTGTCTTTTCATACATTTAAATCATTTTCTGTATCTCCTTTTTATAAGTTCTATTTTTGCTTTTACTTTGTTTATATCACGCGCGTCGTGGTTGCTCAATCTTACAACGTGATAACCCATGCGCCAAATTCCTGCGGAGCGGTTGTTGTCTTTGCGCCTTTGGTTTTGTGTGTAATGGTAGCCACCATCAATTTCAACTATCGTTTTCAAATCCGGCAAATATATGTCGGCAAAATACATTTTCCGTCCCGTCAATATAGGCTGCTGCCGTACTACTGTATGCCCAAGTCGCTCGCAGTTGCGTATCGCTGCCTTTTCCGCATCGCTTGTCTTGGATATAAGGTCTTGCCTTATTCTACGCACTAAAGCTTTTGAAGCTTTCATATCAAGACTTGTTTTTATTCGTTTTGCGGATGAAACGCATCGCACCATCTATCGCCACACCAATCAGCACAGGCGAGAGCATTTTCGATTTCGCTCCCCTGCGCCATTTTTGCTCGTAGTGCAATATGCGTAGCACCTGCTTTTCTGTTATATTGTCACGAGTTATCTTGCACTTTTGACCGCAAGTCCTTAACTCTTTGCATACAAAGCACTCCCCGATGCCGTCAGTGTCTTCGTATCTAAACATCGGACACTCTCCACAATATCTTCGTCTACACATAGTGCCGTTTCATTAAGTGTGTCTGCTGGTTAATCATTGATTTGCGTATTGTGTTCGCGACCTTTTCTATTGCGAACTTAGGCGTGTCGGAGGAGCGTACGAAGACAGGGTGGTAGCCTTTCCTGTGTCTGCGATAAAATATATCGTCGTCTGCACCTTCAATCTTTACGGACACCTTTGCGGCAATTACAAACAAGTCGCAGTGCCCATTTCGATGCTTGTTGCGGCATTTGTATGCAATTCCGTTTTCGTCGAGGAATTTCTTTATTTTTTCAAGCTTTGTGGAATTTTTCATAAGCCTATATTTTTTATAATCTATATATACCATGCATTAAAGCACGGCTGTGGCTCGATTTTTTAAATTAAATAATTTACTTATAATTGTATATGTGTTAGCTGTTACGTTGTAAGCGTAGTTGTTAGTTGTGAAGGTAAAGCAGGGTACAGGATATCCCCCCACCTTAGGCATAAAGGTGGAGCGAAAATGATTTTGCGCCGCAACAAACTTCTTAAGAACCGCATACTTAACATAATCGAACGCTGTTTTCAGCGAAACACCTAATTTTTGCGCAATCCTTTTGTACGAAAGTCCGTTCTCGGTATAAGTATCTCCGTAGCCATACTTCCTTTTAAGTGCGCGAGCCTTTTTGATAACATCAAATTTCTGGGCTGTGCGAGCTTGTAGAATGGTACGTTTACAGAAGTCCTTTCGAGATTGAACAATGCACAAAAGAATTGCGTATAGGGATTTTTCTACATCTTTAATCGTGTCGTAACATATATCTGATATATTAATATTTCTATTCTTGTGCTTTGATACAACGGAAAGAAAGACAAGCGAGCTGCCGTCTACTTTAGCATAACCCAAATCTACAAGCGTAGCGATGCGCTTCTTAATAGTGTACGCATGTACGCCCGTTACATTAGCCAGCTTGTTTACCGACCAGTTCTTGAGAACATTCTTCCCGTTTCTATGATAAAAAAACAACAGCAAGGCAATGGCTTTCAGGGATGCTTTATCCTTGAAAAGACCATTAACAATGCTGTATCGTATGTTCTTTATCATATTATATTCAAATAAAAACCTCCAATCGCCGATTTTTTTTACAAGAGTGCGTAATAGTGGCGAAAGGAGGTCTGATATATTTAACCCTGTTCTTTTCAGATTGGGAAATTCATTACGCTAACCCTTAATTGTGCCGCAAAATTAATAAATTATTAATATAGTATTTAGTATTAAGTATTAAAAGATACTAAATACTAAATTTTTCTTATTAATAATTTTGCTGTCTATTAATAATTTATTAATTTTGTGGTGTTAAAATTAATAACCGATAAAATAGGAGATACAACAATGAAAAATTGGAAAGGCGACACAGTTAAACCTCGCTACGAGGTGGCGCTGAAACAGCATGTAAAAGGTAATACAGCCAATGATTACGAATCAGTTGGCTTTATCGGAGCTGACAACTACAAAGAGGCTTGTAAGATTGCTAAAGCACAGTCTAAAAACATCGGCAAGCACAGCGACGGCAGGTTTTACGAAACAGAACGCTTGGATGCCGGTCTTGCAATGGTGTCTGTCTGCTGCTACTTTGTTGATGACACTTCGGATTACAACGAGGTTTGGCAAGAGGATTATGTCGACGGCAAAAAGATTGGCAGATATACCCTTTAACAAAGAAACATAGCGAAGCGCAACGCCTCGCCACAAAACAAAAAGAATATGAAAGACTATATGGACCCACGCAATTGGGATGAAGAAGAAATAAACGAGTGTAAGTATTGGGCGTTAGGCATGGGTGTATGTCTTACCGTAGTTTATATCGCAATGTGGATATTTTATTAACACACAATATAAAGTAACAACAATGGAGATAACGACAACAATGGTGCGCTTTCACTGCCCTAAGGCAATGATGGATGTCAAGACACCCAAAGCGCAGATGTTCTCTTTTGGAGAGCAGCAAAATCAGAAAGTTTGGGTTCCCGAAAATAAGATAATCGCAAGCCCAAGCAGCGAATCGGAAGATTTAAACGAATGTGTCATGCCGAAATGGCTGTATGGCAAAACAATGCTCCCGATGTACACGCAGGTGGATGAGGAGTTTTTGCACGTGGAAAACGTGGAGACCCTCTAATTATAGAAACAAGTTTAACGTAACAACAAAGTAAAATGGAAACAACAATGTATTCAACAATGAATGTAGCAGCATCTAACAACATGGTCGCTGAACCAGCAACAGAACTCGAAATTGCAAGCGGAAATGACCGCCAGTTCCTCGATTTCGACATAAGCAAGGTTCAGACACTGACACTTGAACAGCTTGCACGCACAGAAAAGGAAAACGACTACAACGGCAATCCGCTCATGGGTATCTATCATTTCCAGCTCATACAGCAGATACAAGAGATGTGTGCCGAGCGCGGTTATCGTGCTGAGATATGGGATTTGTTCGCAGCTAACAACAAAGACCGTAGAGCACCAGGTGTAAGCCGACTTCCACAAAAGGAGGAAAAATTCGGTGAACGTGCCATTGAAGCGCACATCCTGCGCCGCGTGTATTGCAACATCCGTCTTTATGACCTTGACAAAGGACAAGGTGACGAAGCTATAACAACAAACCTCGCTATCTCGTTCCACCAAAAAGGTTTACAGGTCGGCATTGGAAGAAACGTTGTTATCTGTCACAACCAAACAATGTTGAATCGGGAGCAGTACGCTGCTACATATAAAGACGGCAGCACGATGGGCGTTGGCTTGAGCGAGCTGCTTGAAAAGGTTAGCATTTGGCTTGACAACCTGCGCAATATCACCGCCGAGGACGACGAAAAAATCGAGAAGATGAAGCGTCGCGAGATAAGTGCGCAGGAGATGTTTACAATCATCGGAATGCTAACAGCTCTGCGTGTCGCTTCCGAGACAAAACACAAGGAAATACGCAACGGCGCTACAATACCGCTGAATCAAGCACAAATCGGTCGCATCACGGAGAAGATGATGCTTGCGTACAACCACAAAGGAAAGGTCACGGCTTGGGATTTCTACAACGCAGCGACGGACATGTACAAGTCCGCAACGCTTGACCAGCCGATGATTCTTTCGCAGAACTTGGCAATGGTTGACTTCTTAAACACTCGTGTATTATAAATATAGAGCAGTTTGTTTCACAGCGTCGTGAGACGCACGGTTTAAGATTTAATAGGATTCATTTTTAGGACAGCCCTACGGCGGTGGGGCTTTTATCTTCGGAATAATTTGTCCGGCATTGGGTCGGTAGGTTGCGAGCTTTCGCCATAATAAGTTATTAGTTGTTAGATTATGAGTAGTCGTGTATGCAACCTTAAGCACGGCGCAGATAAGGGTTCGATTCCCTATTCCGAAGGCTAACTTTAAAAAACGAAGATATGAGAAAGAAAGTTTGTGAAATGTGTGGCAGAACCTTGCCTGTCACCGCTTTTTCAGAACCTTACAAATTAAAGTGCAAGGAATGTGAATCGAAAGCCGCGAATGGTGGATATCAACTTGCGGTGGATATCCATGCAAATGTAGACTGGGAACAGCGCAGGTATGAGATTGCAAAAGATATGCTTTGCGCTCTTTATACGGATGAAGGGTTTGACGCACGGGAGAAGAATGATGCGATGTTTGAGTATCAAGACCTCGATTCTTGCGCCAAGGAAGCTGTAAGATACGCTGACGCGCTTATAAGAGAACTGAAAAAATAAAATACACACAACATGGAAAAAGAAAATTTTGGTATTAAACTTAACGCTTTGAAGTATAAAAACGCAGGCGTTGCAAGCCTCAAAGGAAGCACTGCGACAAAGAAATGTCTTGTTATTCCTATCGAAGATAACAATTTATTCGTAAGTGCAAACGCAGATGGAACACCAAAGGCTGTTTATTTGGATTTGAGCGCGTTTGCGCTGCGCGAGTCAAAGTACGAGCAGACACACCTTGTAAAGCAGTCGTTGCCAAAGGAGGTGCGCGAAAAAATGAGTAAAGAGGAACTTGATGCAATGCCTATTCTTGGTGGGATGAAGGCTTTTGAGAGTGTATCGAACAACGCAGCCGATGCGTGCAATGCGCCGATGGTGGGCGTTGGTAGCGTCGATGATTTGCCATTTTAAAAACAAATAAACTTATAAATATGGGAAGACCAAAGAAAATAGAACAGTCCGCGGAGATGTCAATACTTGACACGCCGCACGATACAGAGAACGTGAACGTAGGCAGCCGTTTGAGGGGTGTAGTTATTCCGCTTATATCAAACGAAGATGTAGTGCTACACAAAGGCAAGGTACTGGTGCCGACAGCGGAGTACGTTAAGGATAACATGGTTGCGATGGTTGTTTCAACACAGGACAATGCGGTTAATGGTTTGCTTGTTGAAGATGGAAAGCGTCTTGAAACAGCCAGCGTCGTTTCAATGTCCGTTGGAGCTCACACAGATATATATGTTGTTATTAACATCAACGAGGATGTTAGCATCGTAAGGCAGACGCAGTACGGCACACGCATGGATAGCCTTGTGCTTCCAGCCGGCACTCATGTTGCTGACCTTGTAATATTAAAGTAGTAGTAATAGCAGGTGCTGCTGATTGGGTAGTACCTGCATAAAAAACAAGAAAATGTCTATAAAGCAACTAAAAGAATTAAACGAGCAATATCGAAAGTTGCGAAACGAAGAGGTTGTGTATCGCATGGAGCTTAGTGCGACAAATGGTACGCACGTCGTTTGTAACCGCGAAGTGCTCAATAAAATAGTTGATTTGCTTATCAGTGAGTCCCAGCAGCAGATAGAAAAGGAGGTTAAGGAATGAAAGGGAAAATAGTGTATCCTCGCAAGCGCGTTGTTGTGCTCGAGTTTAAAAACAAAAAAACGAACTATGTGTACAACACTTGTCCCGAACTTGTTGTTGCACAGGGAAAAAAAATCGGCGTGACGCTCAATGCTTTGTGGAACGCCCTTGCTAAAAATGATGGTATTTACGAGAATAAACGTTGTAAGATTTATTATCGTAAGATAGAAAACAATAACAATACAGAATGGAAGTAATATATGGAAAAAATCATTATAGAAACAGATAAAGACATTAATAACTGCTTTACTGTTCGTCAAGGCGATAGATATAGCGACAAACTGTCGTATGACGAAATGCTTGGTTTGATAAGTGCTTTAACTATGCCTAAAGAACGTCCTTGTCTTCGTTGGATGAAAACAGAAGAAGAATGGAGACAATGGTTCCATTGTATAACTTCAAGCAAAGAATCAGCGCACTAAAGATGAAATTTGATGATTTCTTAAAACGGCAACTGCCTACGAAACACAAGCCACGACATGAAGAATCTAAAATTCAACAGGCAGTTGTTCAGTGGTTTCGCTTACAATATCCTAAATATATTATCGCCGCCGTGCCTAACGGAGGCTTTCGCAACGCAAGAGAAGCAGCTATCATGCAGCGCGAGGGCGTACTCGCAGGCTTCGCAGACCTTGTTGTAATAGCGCGGCGCAACGTGCTATTTCTGGAAATGAAAACAACTAAAGGGCAGCAGTCGGACAAGCAAAAGGAGTTTCAGAACAAAGTTAGCAAACTTGGTTTTGAGTATATTGTCTGTCGCTCTTTTGAGCAGGCAAGGCTCGCTATTGAGCGGTGGCTAAAAGTAATAGAAATAAAATGACAGTAACGTAGATACGCAATGTGTAATAAAGATTTTTTTATCAGAAGCAATGGAGATACAAGCTTCGCTGTTAAAACGCTTAACGGTTTTGAATTTATGTCAAATGACAGAAAGATGAACATCGTAATCGAAAAGCGTGTAAACTACAACACGGTCAACAATGTGCAATCTGATACGTTCACAACCGCCTGCTGGGTGCTTACAGCTAACGGTTGGGAGCGTGGCGACAATAGTGCGAACATAAATTCCATAGAAGAATATGTGAACCGACTGGATCTGTCGCCTTATTTCACAAAAGCAGTCAGTGAGTATCGTCAATATCTTATAAATACAACAAAGCAACATGGAAAGTCCAATCAAATGTTTTAACATAGAAGCTTTCGGCAATCATCATCGTGTATTCGCCGACCAGAGCGTAGACGCAGAGTATGTTCAAGAAACGCTTAACTTGGGAAAAGTGTCCGTTTTCCAGTTCTCATATACAGAATATCTGATAGCGGACAACTGGCTTATATACATGGAAAGCTATTTGCAAAAGAAGGGTTTGTTTCGCTTTGAGCTTAAAAAGATTTTTAAAGAAACACAAAAGTCGCTTCGCAAAACGATTAAGATTGTGGAAGAAAATTCAGAGCCTGGTTATTGCAACGAGTACGCTAACCAGCTCTACGATATTACGATACCGATACTCGAGAAGCTGCGCGACCAAATAGCGGAGAAATTGCAAAACCTTGACGTTCCTCGCGCAGGGTTGTGCGCTACGGTTGTAGTGTTACAAAATCTTGTGTGCATGTCTGTAAGCACGTTTGACCACATTTTTAACCGTATACAATACCTGCGTCACCTGGATATAAAGAAATGCTTTATGGCTATTTATCCGGAGCTGGCGATAAAACAGGTTGAAGAAATGCTGAAGCTCGTAATGCATGAAGACCGGTTTGTGTATCAAAAAAATATTGTTGAAAACAAAAAGATAAAGCAGACCTTTGACAAATTTACAACAACGTTGTACAACCCCGAGAATATCAAGAAAGCAAGCCGCGCCGCCTATGAAGCGATGTCTGACGCGCAGAAGGAGAGATACATGCTGCTTGGTGATGGAGCCTGCGTTCTTAAAGAATACGTTAATGCGAAAAATGAAAAAGATGGAAGCGGCGCAAGTTGATACCCTCACGCGGAAGGGTTTGACAGATAAATGTAAAGCGTGGGCGCAAGGATATCCACTCAACCTTTTCTGTGGAAGCGATGGCAAGCAAGTTTTTACGCGCGAAGACTTGCGCACATCTTTCACCGCAGGCATTGAGCAGTATCTGCGCAGCATTTGGCATAACCCAGAGAAAGAACTACCTAAAGAAGGAGAGTGGTGTCTTTTGCAAACGCCCAGCGGTTTTCGGCTCGCTGTGCGACGAACTACGCAGACAGGCGTATGCAGGTGGTGGCTAATGGACTATTCTATGTATGATGGCAAAGGTCTCGAACGTTGGGCGTATATCGCAGACTTTACGATTAAACTCAATGCTTCGGCAAAAAAATAAAATCTGAGAGTTTTTGTTTTAGTATATTTTGGAGGAGGGCACGGCTTCGGTTGTGTCCTTCTTTTTGTTTATGCACAGGTGCTGTTTTTCTTTAAGATTACGAACTCACACGCTAACTTTGTGTGTATGGCAAAGGTTAACATACAGATAAAAGGAGTTGAAGCTTTGAAAAAGAGGCTTATGGAGAAAAAGCAAGCTGTGGACAACGTTTTAAGTATGATGTTGGCAGAGCTTGGCGAGAAGGCTGTCACTTTCTCGAAAGACAATAAAGGCTACAAAGACCACACAGCGAATCTAAAGAACTCGATTTCATTTGCAGTATTCTGCGACGGCAAACTCGTTAATAAGGTTGTAGGCAGCATCCCTGAACCCGACAAGGTAAAAGGGGGTCAGTCGCAAGTGGATAATATCTTGGAAGAATACGCTTCTAAAGACGGCGTGGTAGCGCCTAAGGGTTACACTATTATTGTCGTAGCCGGCATGTCTTATGCAAAGCACGTTGAAGATAAGGGTTATAATGTGCTGTATCTTACACGACACTTTCTAAATGACGGCATAAAAGCTATTGCAAAGGAGCTGCTGGAGATGATGCAAAAATAGCGAGGTGATGCGCCTCGCTATTCCTGCCTTATATTTTGTTACTCTATTGATACAATATACAGGTTGTCTTTATCGCAAGTAAACGTCGCTCGCCCTATATCGTACCCACCGAAACCGTTTTTTGCTCTATACGTAACGACAAACATCTTTTCTCCTTCCGAAGATGACAGCGCTTCGTTCATCTCGATAAATTGATAACTATCCGGGTCTTTAAGCCTTTCTTTTATCATGTTCCCAGCCAAAACTTCTACGTACTCCGTGCTCTCATACAGCGGCTTGCTGGCGATTTCTTCTGCCTCTCTGTTGTTCATCTCTTGACCGATAACAGCCATAATCAAAACAACAATAATGGCTACACCAATGGCTGCTAAGCAACCAAAACTTCCTTTTCCCATAAATTGATTTTTTACATGTAAATAATATTGTACCTCTTAATAGTCTCCATCGCAGCTTCGAACTTGCATTGGTTTGAATATATTGTACTTAGAAGCAAGTATTCCTGCTGCCGCAGCTTGCCCAGCCATTTTAAACGTTCAAGACATTGTATAGCTCGGCTCGTCACACCGCATCGCAGGTACTCATAGGCAAATTGGCGCACATTTTCTGCGCTCATGTCGTAGATTTGTTCCATAAGCAAAGGGTTAATATGTTTGCAAATATACTCTTTTTTGTGCGCAGTGGCAAATAAATAGTTATAAATTTATCTATTTTTTAAGAGCGTATTTAAAATGTCTTAAATACTAAATTTTCTTATTAATAATTTTGCTATCTATTAATAATTTATTAATTTTGTGGTGTTAAAATTAATAACGATTAATAGATATACGAATTGATTATGAAGATTATGAGATTTAAAAAAGATGAGATTGAGAAAACAAGGAAGTTTCTTCAAGGTAAGCATAGCAACCAAGGACGCTACATCTCTGACGACGAGGTTAAGGACTACCTGAAAGTAGTTAGTAATTTAAAAAAGTAACTTAAAAACAAATAAGAGATACAACTATGACAAAAGAAAAAGAGATTCAGATTTTACAATCGCTCAAAGGTGATACGTATTTTGCACAAATGTTTGGCGACGACATTGACAGGATGTGCGAGAACATTAGCGTTGATTTTGCAATCGAGAGTGGCTGTAAATTCAATGCAAAAGCCGAAGTTTTACAAAAGGAGCTTCAAGAACGAAAGAAGCAAGCGAAGCAGGAAGCGCTGGATTTTGCCTATGACATTATTCTCGCCTTCCATGAAGGTGATGGTGTGCACGACCGTGTTCATCAGATAATAGAATCTCGCATCGGTATTGACGAGCTGATTAAGTTCAAGCACTCACAAAAAATAGAGCTTTCCGATACAGAAATCAACTACCTGGTCGGCAAGCTTAGATAACGGTTTAATATCATCCGTGCTGCGATGTGGCGCACAAGTAGTTCGAGTCTACGCACGGAACAAAGGCATCATTAGTCTTAGGCAGTCTTATAGATTTTCGGTTATCAATTACCTTTGAGCCGTTTCCTGCCTCGCAAACAAAGAAAGGACTGAAAGGGGAAAGGGTGAAGCGAACACTAAACGCAGCAGGAAGGGCTAACACTTCCGTCAAAGCTTGGTAAAGACGCAAAATTACAAGCCGTGAGCACTACACGCCAAAAGACGTAGGTAAGACCATTGCCGTAGCAAAGAAAAACCGTAAAAACATTCGAGGGCGATACAGCTCTAAGAGGAAGGTGAACCGCTTGAGGGTCAAAAACCCGACATGTACTCACAATGTCGTTAATTTGGTCGTGTGAGGATAGCGTGTTAGCTATCTAAAATAACGAAACACGTTGGAACAAACGTTAAGTACAAGATGATGACTTTATAATAATCCGTTGGGCGAAAACGTTAAGCGCATTTAAATATTCACTCAAAACATATACAAAATGAAAACAGCATCAATAATCGTAGAAATTGGAACTATTTGCAACGGCAATATAGTGAAAAACGTGGTCACATTACAAATACCGAGAGAAGCAGCGGTGATAATAAGCGCGGCTTGGCACAAAGATGAGCTGACGCAGCGCGAAGCTATTGTGGCGCACAATTTTTTGGGCAACCAGTTTGCACACTGCGACCTTGTAATTGACAACGGCATCAGTGGAGGTATGCTTAATATGGTAAAAGAAAACACTGACCACGAGAAGTATTTCAGTGTAGAAGAATACGGAAAGGAAGAGTAAATGGCAGCGTTAAATATTAACACATGCTACAACTGTGAAACGTGTGAAGCGGCCGACAAATACGGTAGAGGATGTAAGCATGGACTTATGTTTCCTATCTTACTGGCTATGATGAAAGCTTACAATTGTCCTAACTATAAATTCAAAAACAAAGAATAATATGATAGAAATTCCAAAGTCAAATACCCGTGAGCAACAGGAAAACGAACTTGCATCATGGGTGCTCGAGAAGCTTGAAACAAGAAACGAAGTACAAATTTTACAGCGAACCGAAGGTTGTTGCGCAGGAAATTGGGTTGGTAGTTTGCCTGATGAAAAATGGCACATATCGTCTTTTGAAGCGGTGGAAAACGTTGTACGAGCGTTTCGCCGACAAGGGTACGCCGTTACCGAGCATCGCTCGATGCGTTACCCAAGTGCTTATATAAACTTTAGAAAATAACGGTATGGCTACAGTTAGAAAACCACAAGAAGCACCGACATCGTCGCCAGCTTGCACGCAAGAAATACCTACATTATCGTCCGTCTACGTTGTCGTTGGCGAGTCTTACGACCAGATGGAGAACAACGAAAAGGATGTAATAAATATCCGGCACGGTATTCTTCGTATCTTTGCAAACAAGGAGGATGTAAAGGCTTATATGCAAAAGTATTTCAATGATTCTCACGATGACGACGCAAGTTTTTATACACAGGAAGATAAGAAGGGCTTTTACAAGGCAGAAATAAACGTGAAATCTCCAAAGTATTTCGAAGGCTCTGTTTCATTCGAGGGTAGTCTCGAGGGTCGCGTCTATAAGCTGAATGTCAAAGCGTACAAGGTTGACATTACAACAGGCGTGGAAGGGCTTGTTGGCGATAATGACTTGTACGATGCGCTTTACGATTAGTACTGTGTTCTTTTAAACGCAAAAGCCCACTGCCGACGGAGATACATTTGGCAGTGGGCAAGGAGTTTAACGTAATATCTCGTTAGAGATACAACAATGTAGTGCAAAGGTAGCTCAAATATTTGTGCGTGCAAAATATTTGGCGTACATTTGCATATTATTAACTAAAAAGAATATCAACATGACAGCAGAAGATATTTTAAAATATTGCCATTTCTATAAGGGCGAGGCGATAATGCCAGAATCCTTCGAAGGTACAAATGAAGGTCAGCTGTGGATAGCCGAAAAAGCTGCATGTGAGAATTTTGCAAGCAACATTCGTGCTAATGCGGCGCAAAAAGACATCGCTTCTTATGTCGCTTCCTATGTTGGCAAATGGAATCCTTATGAGTTAGCAGATGTTATGAACACTTACCTTATAAAGGTTCCAAATGTTGAAGCCTTTATAAGGGAAGTGTATTTATAATTTATACAAGGCGTTTCCTTTTATATAATAGATGGATGCGCCTTTCTTTTTAAATTCCTTGGCAACCTTTAAAAAATTATCGTGAGAGCCATCTAAAATATCGTATGGATAGGTTATGGATTCTATGCAATCAACAGTAAGCTGTCCGTGATATTGTAGCTCGAGATATGTTGATATGTGCTTCTTTTTAAATTCTACAAGGTTTGCTGTTTGTATGTTACTTGACGTAGGTGTATTATAAAAATCGTCATAAGAACACGCTTTTGGGTCGCTAACCAAAGACGGTTGATATCTAACACCTAAAGAATCTCCTGCTGTCCACGTTGCTACAACCTTGTCTTTTTTAAAACGAACTTCGACATTACCGTAGCTTCTTGCTGTGTTATTCTGCATTGAGCGCAGTATGTTATGGTCGAGCAAGTTTCCGTATTTTTCATATTCGGTTCTCGCTAATTGTTGTGTTAAAAGGTCTCGTTGTGGAAGACCGAACAGTTTGTGAGCAGCCTCTAAACGTGAATGTGTAGGGCTGATTTTGCCTGTTGTAGACGTAGAACCTAAGTAACCTCCAGATGAACCAGTTTCAAAGGTGTTCATGAATTTTGAGTTTAAGACCTTTTCGAGTATAGAATCTTTTATGTTCATTCCCAAATCGTGTTCATTAAACACCTGCTGCATTAATATCTCTATCTCATTTTTATGAGTTTTTGCCGCAGCGCCATAAAAACGGCTGTTTTTTTCGTATTCACTTATTGCATCTTCAAGATGTTCAAGAGTTTTTGGGAATTTTGTACCCAGGCGCTTCTTTAAATCTTTTATTGTTTCGTGATTAACTGCTGTTTCCTTCAAAACCTTAGGTGATTTTGTTTTGTTTTTTAGGAGCTGCTGATATTTTCTATTAATCTCCTGTGCTTTGCTTCTTGCTAAAGCTAAGTCGACATTTTTTTGAGTCAATATGCGATTCATCTCGGATGCTAACTCTTTTATCTTTCTGCTTTTTGATAAAGAAGCGTATGCGAGTGCGCTACTAACACTGTCGGCAACATCTTTAATTTCAATCTTTTTCTCTACAATGCGCAGTTCTTTCTTATACGCATCTTGGGCAACTTTCCACGTGTTGTATTTTTTATGTTCTTCGACCCATCTAATCTCGGATTCGAGAAATCGTTTTCTTGGGAGCAACTCGGCACTCTCTCTTGCCAATCTTGCTTCGACAGCACTATTGACGGCAATAGCTTCTGACATTGAGTAGTTGCGTGCAACAAGAATAGGGTTGTCGAGCCGCGACAGAGACAAAATCTTTTTGCCCTGCTCCTTAAGTGCTTCCGCTTCTTTGTAAATATTTGCATAATCTTTTGCGTCAAGAGCTACTTTTAATGCCGATGTATCTACATCTTTTATGCCGTCCATATAGCGCATGATGCTCTTGCCATAATGTGCATAAGCTCTTTCTGTTGCAAGTCGTTTTTGTCGCTGCTCTACCTTTCTTTTAATAGCTTCCACATCTCGCTTCGCGTGCCTTGCTTTTGCAATCTCTTGTATTGCTTCGCGTCGCGAAATTGTTTTTACGCCCATTTGCTTGCGCTGTGCTGCGTCCAAATACTTTAGCCAATAACTTTTATTGTTCGCCAAATGCCATGCCAGCTTACCACGTTTAAATGCGTCTACAATCTTGTCGCCGTTGGCTTCGATGTATCGTTTGTACTGGTCGGGCACGTCTTTAATGCTGTTCGGCGAAACGTAGCCGGACATATTTTCACCGTTAAGCATACGCTTGTAGAACTGCTTGCGCTCCTCGCCGCTTATCATTACAGGGTCACTGGTGCACATGCATTGGGGATGCCAACCGTCCCAGTCGAAATCTTTAGGGTAGTAACCTTCGAGTTCGTCGCAGATGTCCGCATCTTCATCAGGATCGTGCTGCGGAGAAATATGTATGTGCTGACCGATAACAAATGGTTCATTTGCCCAGCGTCCATTTCGCGCCTTGTGATAGGCTGCATTTATTTCTGTGCGTGCTACACGCAGAGCGTTCTTGCGAGCGGAGCGATACACGCCTTGTCCTACATGTTCAAGCGGTTCTTCTACGAAGCGTACACGCCCGTCGATAATGCGCTTCCTGCGCCAAGTAACAACGTCTTTCTTCTGTCCGTTCTTTAACACCTTCACGGTGTGATAGCGTCGGTACATCATATCGGGGTTGTTCAAATACTGTCGTATTCTTCTGCCCACCTCTTCTGCGGACGTACCCTTTTCGAGTCCGTCGGCTATAACGTTAGACATCGCCATTTCAAACTCCGCTTTTGTCTGCTGGCAGTAGTTCCAAACGGACTGCGCGAGGTTCAATCCGTTTTTCGCATTAAGCCTATTGGCTATAAACGTCGCAGCAGCCGTTTTTCTTGCGGTTTCTAAGGCTTTGTCTGTCAGCACGGAGAATTGTCCCAATGCGTCATTATCGTGCGAATACGCCAAAGAAACGCCGCTTGTTATGCCGCTTTTGTAGCATAACATACTGTTCTGGAAGTAGTCGTTAAATATCTCGTTAAGTCGAGCTTTGAGCACAGGAAAGTTGTCAAAGTTAAAAAGAGCGTCATTTTCGAGCACATCTTCGCTGTAGCCAAGAGCAAGTAGCTTCTTGACATAGCCGCTATACAACATGCCAAGACGGCGGTTGTACGCTGCGAACAGTTGATTTAACTGCTCTTTTTTTTGTTTTGATGTTAGTTTCTTTGACATCACTTACTTAATCTATATCGTTGTACAATATTCATAAAAGCATTATGTTCTTTTGTGGGTTTGTTGTTGTGTCTGTCAATCATTTCTTCCATTCTCTTATCCCATCTACCAAAGTTTTGTTTGCCCTGAATATATTTGTATTGTTCTCTCAGATTGTTGAGAGTGGCGGTCCTCCATTCATATCCTTCATGTGAGACATGAAACATGTTGTCATGTGTGTCATATCTAATTTGTCCGAAGCTTCTTGGCATACCAGCTATCTTTTTTTTATTGAGACCTATCTCCACATGCAGATAACCCTGTTCGTCAACACTTAAATGTGTTACAGTAATAAAGGATTGGTCTGGATATAATTTCTTTAATTCCTCACGACCTTTATATATAGCTTTCGCTTTGTCTGAATCTGAATAAGCTCCATTATCGTCAATTGTATACATATAGTCACTGACAGCATTAATCTTTTCAGTAGAGAGAGTTTCTTTTGGGCGACTCTTTCTTGTTCCTCCACCTCCTTTTGCCATATTTACTCCTCCTCTCTGTTTATTACAGATTGCGATGCGCTCGCCGAGCTGCCAATGCCCATAAGCGCAGCCTGTTGTGTTATTTCGCTTTCTTGTTCCTCTTTCATTTCCTTTTCTACACTATCTGCATCGTCGTTAAGGGGATTAAGTTCAATGCTACGACGCTGCGAGGTTGACGGTTTGCCGCCGTTGCTCTGTGTAATAAGTTGTAAGAGCTCGACATCGTTTTTAGGAACATAAGGTTCGAATACTGGTTCAAAGTCTATGTTTTCCGCTACGCTTGCATCAATGCCTTTAACGTATATGCCAGCGTTGCAAATGCCGTTCGCGACGATATTGCTTCGACGTGTGAACATCTCGCCGTAAAGCTCCGTCTTGTTGCCGACTTTTATGAACGGGTCAGTAAACATAAGACGAATGGCAGCACCGCTCGTATTGTTGCCCAGCGTCTTCATGTTTTCAAATGAAATGTCGGGCGTTTGGGTAAATGAGAATATAATATTAAACAAATATGCTATCTCTCCCTTTACAGACTCGGGCGAGTGATCCCACGATAAAACATTCATGCTTGTGTCTTTTCCACCTTGGAAGACTGCACCCTGCTCACCTTTCTCCGCAAAACCTTCAAGTCTGCCCTGTATAAAGTATTTCGGCGTGCCGAAATAGTCGTTAGTGTCGCCCCAGTTAGAAATACACACCTCGACTCTATCCGCAGCCCATTGTACGTCAGCCCATTCCGCTTTATATTGGTAGTAATATACTACCGGTATCTTAGTAAAGCCGTGCGCTCTAACCTCATATATAACCCAACCTGAACCATTATTGATGTATTTGTAAACATATCTATCCGTGTATACATCGAAATGCATCTCCGAAGTGCCCAGCTCGTCAAACACTAAGTATTCGCGACCGAAGCCATCCATGCGATGCTGGTCATTAAAGTGAGGGTAAAGCTTGTCGCCGTTTTTGGGCGAAAGCAACTGTACCCGTATCTCGCCGCCCAGCCTTCCGTCTTCATCTGTCGTCATATACCACAGCTCTGCCGCCTCGCACTGTGAAGATACCGTACGCACAAGCTTTTTGTCAAAATATTTCATTTTGTTGTCATGGTAGCAGTGCATGATAGCGTCATATAGCTGTTGCTGCTTGTTGTCAAGTATTTTAAGCACAACGCCGTGCGAGTTCGCCTTGTATGTCACAGGATTCGTAAGCATGAAACCAACGAGGCGGTTTACAACCACTTTCTGTGTAGGCAGGGCGATTCTTACCCTATCTACAAATTCATCTTTGTAAATAGGACTTCCGTCCATCGGGTCTTTTTGTCCTGTTGGCACCTTGATTTTCTTCTTCTTACGCTTGCTCTCGTCAAACACATCGTGCTTGTATGGATCCCACTGGCGCATAAGTTCATCAAAGCTACGATGGAATGGCAGCTTTCGTGCTGTTAGCAACGTGTGCACGGTGTTCGCGTCGCTATTTGAAAGTATTTCTGTAATTTTTCTCATATCTTGCTAACTTTGTTAGCAAAGTTACAAAACGCATATAAACGGCAGCTCGAAAGCTCAAATGCTGTGTAAACAATTCGCGAAGCCTTAAAATGTCTAAAAAGTGGAAAATTATAACAGAAAAATTTTGTTGTCCATTAATAAATTATTAATTTTGTGATGTTAAAATTAATAACTTAACAATAGGAGATACAACAATGAAAATTAAAGTTACACGCAAGGATGGTTCGCCAATCATCGGAAGAAAGAAAAGCTTAACATTTACTATTTCAAACGACCTTGAACAGTTGAGCAAGGCAAGCGAGAAAAAGTATTGCATTAACGATATAGATAGAAGAACAAAAAATATTGTTCACCTATCTGATGGTTCTATAAAATATGATTTTAATAAGTATAATAGCTATATTGAAGCTATTTATGCTGATTATATAGATTGCCGAACGGACGAACAATTAAAAGAGTCTATTTCTCTTTGTTTTGCCGATAGCCTTGACCAAAAGATTATGTTTAAGAAACTAAAATTACAATTTTTATCAGCCCTATCGCAACACGGACAAGCGAGTTAATATGGACAAGTTTTATCAGTTTTACGTAATAGTTGATAAGCATGGCGATGTACACGACACATACGCTGACAAAAAGGAAGCAAATCATTACTATTATTTACTCAATGGCAAAACAGAAGGCTTGGCTGTAAAAGCTGCTGTTTCTAAAGACGAAGACTCGCAGGAGCTTGCGGTTTACGCCAACACAATGAAAGAAGCCTTAAGACTTGCAAAGAACGAATTTTAACAAAACAATCTAAGCCCTCCCGTAGCACGGTCAAAACGGATTAATTATGAAGAAAATGTATTTCACAAGCAAGAAGAGTTTTCTTGTTGAACAGAACCACGACGGAACATTGCTCATTACCAAAACTTCGACAATGAAGCCTTTGGAGAACGCAGGCTCGTTTATCATCTCGCAAGGAGGCATCGAAGCTATCCTCTCCAAGTGCAAGGAAGTCACCGATGAGGAGTTTCTTGAAGACCGCAAGCAGCTCCTTATGCGCAACGAGCAGGCAAAACAGCGTTCTCAAGAACTTACCCTCGCCAACCGCAAGCGTCACGAAGAGGATTACAAGGCTGTATTCAATGGCAGCACGGTTGAGACGACGGTGGAGAATATACGCACACTTCTGCGCTATCTCAACGACATCAACTGGGGAGTATGGCAGCTTCCGTCGATGACTATCGGCTACACTTGCAATCAGTACGACTGCGACGGCAAGACCGCAACGACCATCACCCTCGACACTCCTATAGAATATCGTGGCGAGCAGGTATCGCAGTTCCAGCACGGAGCACCAAGCGGACACCTCCGCAACTATCGTAGAATATAACAAAAAAAACAATATGATTACTAAAGAATTGGCAAAACAGCTTATAGAGCAAGCAGAATATAATTGCTCTGGAGAAAAAGTAGAGTACAATATAGACGACATACAAGCACTTAGTAAGGACGGTGCTTATCTCGTCTTTGCATCATCCGAATCCTGCAAGACATCTTTTGTCTGTTACGAAGAAGATGGAACGGCTTATTTTCTCGATGATTGGCAGGACAGCTACCCAACCAACGAAGAAGAAATTGCAGACTACAATAATTGGGTAACAATAGACTGGAAGGAGTCACCCGTTATTTTCAATGGTCTCCCCCGAGCCTTATACGTTTTGTAAAAATCATTCGGAAGAATATCAATCATGTACGAAATAATAGATGTAATACACGACTATCTGTTTGTTACGCTCCGTCTGCGCAATGTGCAGACGGGCGCGACAAGAGATTGGCAGCACTGGGACGACCTCGAAGACTGGCTGTGCGAAGAGTACGGCGTGAAGGATTTGAAAGGTCTTGTTATAGACGCCCTGCCCAAACATGGCGGCTGGGTAGACTCTGAAAAATAAAATTATTAGTCACAAATTTAAAACAATCAATATGATGGATACAGCAAACATAAAGTTTAATCGAGTTGTAGCAAAGAACAACTTTAAGTTCTCTGACATGGAAGAACTGAAAGCAGCGGTCGAGAGGTCTATCCTCGGCGAAACTGGCTTGATAGTCGCCGGCACGGAAAAGAAAGCGAAGGAGATTTTGACCTCGGACGGCACGCTTGAAATACAAAAGAGTGTCGCAGGCGAGGCGATAGCCTTCCTCTCTGACGAAACCGCCGTTAATGTGAGGCTCATACAGCTCAACGCACACGGCTTATTTAAGTTCGTTTACGTTTTAAAGGTTAGGTTGTTATAACATAATGAGCAAGGAAAGATTTGTACCCCAGCCGTAAATGCAAGACGGCTGGGTAGCTACCGAATTTAATTGCCATTAAATTATTCCAAGTATATCGCTTGCACTCATGCCACTGCCATAAGCACCGAGTACTTTGTCGAGTACAACATAACGAATAGCATCTAATCCATGATTCCACATGTCAATTGGTACATTGAGCCACTTTCCTTCTTTGTCCTGTTGCCAAGTGTAGTTATTAGACTCCTTGCGAATATTCACAGAACGGCTTGTAACATGTATCCTGAATTGTTGCATCTTCATAATGCCTGCGTTTATTGAGCCTTGAAACTTTGTAACTGGTTTGATATTCAGACCAGCATTGTATATTTCATCAACAAGACGTGGGTCTGCGCTCTCTGATATTATTTCTAAGTCGCCTTTTATAGCTTTTAGCTCTCTGATTATATCGTCAGTCATCATTTTCGTTCGATAACAACGTTCATCAACATATAGGTCGTTACCCCAAAGATACACTTCAACAATGGCTGTTGGGTCGTTGGTGTAACCAAAGTCCATGCCAATCCAATGATGTCTATGTGCTTCAACTGGTATGTAATCATCTACAACCACATTCTCAAATACAAGACCCTCAACAATCGCACGCTGTCCGAGTCCGTAAATACGCCACAGGCTCGGGTTCTTCCACTTTAAGCTTTCTATTTCGTCAATTACCTTCTGCTCAAGAAATGGGTTGTCCTTGTACGTTGAGATAAACCAATAGGTGCTCTTTTCCTCGTTGACTTGATTTATCCAATGCTCTTCGGAAAATGAAGGGTTATAGTCGAGTATGGAGAACTCTGTGGTACGCATCTGTAGCTGCTGCCACTCAATAAATGAAAGCTCGTTCGCCTCGTTCACGAATAGTATTTTACGCTTTGAACCGCGCACTTTCTGCTCGTTGTCGGTAGAGAAAAATTCTATCCAAGAGCCGTTAGGGAAAGTATATACATACTCCGACTTGTTCATTGACTTGTCATTCCACCAACCCAAAGAAAGCATCACGTTCTTAAAATCGCGGTATACAGTGCGCTTGATTGAGGGCATACCAGCACGTATTATGGAAACTGTTGTTCCGGCGTTGTTAAAGCAATAGATACAAAGAAACTGCACAACCGACCATGTTTTCGCGGAGCGCGAGCTTCCTTGTAATGATACGGTCGTAAATCCCGCTTTCTTGGCGGCATCTACCCTCATGTAATTCTTTGCTAAAAATACGTGCGGCATCTATTTTTGCTTTATTCTTTATCTGGTTGTGCTTCCTTGCGCTCTTTTTCCTTTTGTATCTCCGCAAGAACCTTGTTGTACTCCTCTGTGTTTGAAATGACGTGTATTTGCAACGGGTCCTGCTTGATTTGCTCGCCCTTGCTTGTAAGGTCGATGCGCTGTATTTTGCCGTAAGCTCTATCTACAACACGCTCGAGTATGTCCATACCCTTCTTGTCAAGTATACCCTTAGCAACAATGCGCTGCATCATAGGGCGTGTCTTGTCAGCGAGAACTGCTTTAAGCTCGTCCTCAGGAAGGGTCGCGATGTATAGAAATGACTCGGCTATAGTCTGCGAGGTAGGTACCTCGTAGCCTTTTTCTTTCATTTCAGCTATGAACGCCGTCATCGTTTTAGGCTTTGGCGGTCGCCCTTTCGGGTTTGTAACTTCGCCTTTTTTGAACTTGCCCTTTTCAAGATTGGCAAGTTGATTTCTGCGCTTACTTTCATTTTTTGATAGTGCCATATTATTTCCCTTTCTCCTTATATCTTCCTTTCATTATGTGTTTATCGTACATTTAAGCACGTTTATCACTGTTTAAAGCCGTTTTACGGCACATTTCTAAAATTTGCATATACTCCATCAGTTCGCCACGACGGAGTATATTAGCGCATAGACTGACAAACGCAGTCGCTTTATCACTCACGATTATGCGCTTTATTTCACTTGCGCTCAACGTCAGCAAACACTCCATCACCGCCACCTTATCCTTTGCAGGCAACGACGATGAAATGTTAATGTTGAGCGCACGCTCAATGGTTGTTCTGATGGGTAATGGTTTGCTCATAATAGTTTCTTTATTTATTCGCCATAAAATCTTTGCGGCTTCACTTTTTATTCATTATTTTTGGTTGTTACATAAATTATTATTATATTTGCACATCAACTTTTGTTGTGGGAGGGTTAGTAGCCAGTTGGAGTATATGAACCATCGGGACAAAAATAAACCCTACGGCGGCATCCTATATACAGGCGATACCGCCTTTTTTATTTTATATTCCGATAGTATATTTCTCTGTGACCCTCGTCAACATGCAAGTATATCAATGGTTTCGCTTCTGTTTGACCATCTTTCACCTGTCTCTTGTATTCTTTCACGCCTGCATCAATGTCCTCTCTATGGTATTTTGTACCCTTAGGGGTAAACGTGATTGCGATGTCTGCTTGTATCCTTTGCTTTTTATCCTGTTTCCACACTTTAAAGCTATGCTTAATGCCCTCAGCGACTTTGTCGGCACTTGGCTTGCCTTGCAAAGCCATGATTTCGTGAGTGAACGAATTATCAGCTATTCCGTCGGGCGACGGCATTTCCAAAGACCTGCCATCTCTTAGTCGTATTTTTACGCCGCCGTCTTTTTCGAGCGTAAAACTCAGACCGTTTTCGGCAAAGATTTCCCCCACCGTCCTCTCCAACTGGTTGTGCGGATTAGACCCTTTGTAGATTGCCACAAAAGCATTATTCGGATAACCCCTCCTAACCACTTCATACCCTTGCTTTTCGTAGCTCTCGGCAAGACTGGCGTTTCGAATCTTTCTTGGGTTATTGTTTCTTGTCCCAGATGAAAGTTTTACAACGTGTTTATCCATTAAGCAACTTTTTAGAACAGTCCCCATTCGGCAAACTTCTCGAAGCCACCGACCTTGTTGATGTAGTCTTTTGCTATCTCCACAATCTCGAAGTATGGCTTGCCGTCGACGGTTTCGTCACCGATAGCGCAAAACAACTCCACAGGCTTTTGTTCTTTTTGTGCCTTTAGAAAAGCGTAGATATTAACCGAGACATCTGCCTTCGACAGGTCTTTTCCGTGCAGTCCACCACCTGTTACCGACTGAGCCATGTCAGAGCCGAGCTTGCGGTTCGTCGCTCCGCTGTCCACATCAGTGCCCCCAGTCCAGTCACCGAGTGGGTTGATAGTTGCAGTAGGGTAGAGTTTTTTCAGCTCTTCTGTCTTGGCGTTGCTTTGGCATATCACCAGCTCGTCGCCGCCCAAGATGTACTTGCCGTCCGACGGATATCGTTCGTAGATGCCGCGAGCAATCTGGCTCAGCTCCCACTCTTCGTTAGTGATGGGCATACCCTTGAAGATTCCGTTATCACCGCAACGGATAATACCATCTTGATTCTTTGCAAGGTGCGCGTCTTGCGGATTAACTACAAGGTTCAGTCGTAAATTGTCGCAATTGGTGATGCGCTCCACGATTGTGTACACTTCTTCTTTAGAGAAGGCTACGCTACTTTCAATAATAACGTTAGCTACGCCATGTCCGATAAGGACTTCAACGGCAATCTTTGGGCTTTCCTGCTTGGTGTAAGCAAGGTCAACGATAGCACCTGCAATGCGGTCTGCGACTTTGTCGGGGTGTTGCGGGTTCACTTTTTCTATCATTTCTAATTTTAATTTATGTTGTTAAACTTTGATTTTTTCAGCCTTTTTGCCTGTGTAGGTTTCCCAGCGGTTGATTATCACATCACAATAATGGGGGTCAAGTTCCATTAAGAAACCGTTTCTGTCGAGTTGTTCGCACGCCATTACAGTCGTACCGCTACCGCCGAAGCTGTCATATACATTCCAACCTTCCTGCGATGAGTTCTGAATAAGGTATGCGAAAAGTGGGATAGGCTTCATCGTTGGATGCTCTACGCTCTTTGTCGGTCTATCGAATTCCATTACGGTTGTCTGCTTGCGGTCGCTAAACCAATTATGGCTCGCTCCCTTTTTCCAACCATACAAGCATGGTTCATGTCGCCATTGGTAGTCTTGTCTTCCGAGCACCATAGAGTTCTTTACCCATATCAAATTCTCTCGCAGCTCCAGATCTACCGTGTTGATAAGGGCTTTTCTAAACCAATATGAGTAGCCGTCGCTGTGGAATATATAGAACGAAGCACCTTTCTCCATATTAGCATTGGCAGCGTTAAATGCGTTTGTTAAAAACTCCTCGAATTTATCGTTGTCCATTTTGTCATTTAAGACGACCAGTCCATCCTTGCGATGTCCTTCTGTTGCTGCACCATCATAACCGTAAGCCACATTATACGGTGGGTCCGTCAAATAGAGTTGGATGTTTGTTCCCCCGAGTAGTTTAGCAACTTGCGATGCGTCAGTAGAGTCACCACACATGAGTCTATGTCTGCCGAGCTGCCAAATATCCCCGAGTTTACATTTCGCTTCAATCTCATGCTCGTCCTCATCGTATGCGTCGTCTTCCGTTTCTTTGCGCTCTGGCATTTCTTCGACTGGCTTCGTGTCGGTCAAGAACGAGCAATCAACGCCCCAATCCTGCAAGTCATCTACTTCCCAATCTCCGTTGGCAAGCTCGTCCCAATCCCAGTTACCAGCCTGTACGTTGTCCTTAATAGCATACTCTTTTATTTTGGCAATGGGCACGTCCTTGTTAAGTACAAAGCAAGGCAGCGCGTCAAAACCTTCTACACTTTCGTTGTGCAGTTCCTGACAAATACGCAAGCGCATGTTGCCGCAAATAACGACAAACTTGCCGCCCTCGATAGCGTACACCATAAGCGGCTTGTATTGTAACAACTCTGGCGAGTCTTTAAGCGATTTCTTTAGCTTGTCATGTTCTTCGCCTTTAAGGTAGCGAGGGTTCTTTGGAATGCCTACAATCTGTCCCTCATTAAGCTCCAGGCAGCTTAGGTTTATTCGCTCTTTAACGCCCAGTTCATTGAGCGTGTTATTCTGCTTTTTTGCCATATTAAACTGATTTTATAGTGATTTAAAGCAAAGTTAAGCTGATTTATCAAGGTTTATAAGGTTTTATAGGTTTCTGTGTAAACAAAAAGGGTACGCTACGTTTTAGTCGTGCATACCCTTTAACTGTTTGTTGTGTTATACAGGATATTAGTTGTGTTAAACCCAATTATCATGTATAATTACATTTGTTTTTAACATGTTTATTTTTGATGTACATGTTTACTTATTTAACAACCTTAGCAGTTCTTTTCGAATAGCCTTTTGCACCTGTGATTTTGTTCTTGTAGTCGCCATGCCATAAGAACCACTATCTGTAAACACCTCACGACCTAAAGAATATCCATCTGATGCTCTAACAATGTCAACGATATGTCTTTTGTCGTATGTTCTCAGATGGCCTATGCGATATTCGACATCCTTAATGCGTATATATTCAGCATCGTTTGGCTTTGGCAGCTTAAAACTATTTATTTCTTTTGTTTTTGCACTGATATACTCAGCATTATATTTTGTGCTTGCACTCGCGCTGCTGCTTGTTCTGCTTGCACTTGCGTTGTTTGCGCTTACTGTTCTTGTTGAACCTCCACCTTTTGCCATAATCTTTTGTTTTTTTGCAAAGTTAATATTTTATGTAATGGGAAGGAGAACTGCTGCCCCACCCCGTGTAAACAATTAATCCTCGTCGTCGTCGCGTTCAAGTTCCGCGTCAGGGTTCTCTGACTTGAAAATTCTCCAAGCCTTGTTGAGTCTGCGACGCTGGTATTTAAGGTCGTCCTCGAGTCCTTTCCAGCCTATAAGGTATATATCACCATCTTCTTCTACGTATTCAACTTTGTAATCTAAGTCATCTACGGTAGCTTGAAAGCCAATAACGTTGCCATCCTCGTCCTTGATGTCCTGCGTGTCTACAAGACCCATTGGGCTGTAACCTATGCAGGTACACTCGATGTTAGGCAGCGACATTTCACCGCAAGTATCAAAATACTCTCTAAGGTCATTGTTAAGTTTCGATACCTTGTTCTTGAGCGTGTTGAGCTTTCTGAGTTCTCTTTTTGTAAGCTCGAATTTGATTTTGTTTTGTGATAATTCAAACATTGTTGTATCTCCTATTATTTTGTTGACTATTAATTTTCACACCGCAAAATTAATAATATATTAATAGACAGCAAAATTATTAATAGGAAAAATTTAGTATTTAAGACATTTTAAACCTTCTGCAAGTGCACTACAATAATATATATAATAAAAGACCGACTCTCGCGAGCCAGCCTCCCTAAACTTAACCTATTGCTTATGTTTCAAGCAAAGGTACTGCTTTTGTTAATATGAACACAAATCCTATTCGTTCTCGGATAAACTTTCTTTGTTTTCTCCGATTTGTTTATTCATCTTAGAATAATCTTCTATCTGATGCGTAAACGGTGTGAGCTTTTCCAGCTCCTTCTTCAAAGAAAACTCCTCGTTGAAGAACGCAACGCCTTCCTGTATCTTTTTTACGGCTTCAAGCTTCTTTTTTGTCGTAACGACAGGGTTGATATATACGCACCCGTTCTCTTGGGCGAACCGCCGACACTCGTTGCCGCCGCCGTATATGACAAACAAAGGGGTCTTGCCGAGCGCCCAGTCTTTGGCGATTGACAATTCAAACGCGAGATTGTTTAGTCTATCCGAATAACCGCGAGTTGCAAAAGCCTGCCATCCGCGCGGAACACCAAGCATGTTCAGCTGGTACCATTTCTGCGCCACATTAAGGTCGACAAATACTCCGATGCCTTGGGATTGCATCGCGCGAGCTATCCAGCGCTTCTTGTAAAGTGCTTGCATACCGAAAGATATTGGCGTTTCGTTGTAAAGCGAAAAGTTTGGCTCTACGATATTCGCAGGGCGGTGCTGCTTAAATATCTTTTCAGGGTGTTCGTATACCGATGTGAAGCGATAGTCATCAGTATAAAAATGCAGCGTTCCTTGTCCGTTCATGTTGTACGTGCGCTTCTGCTCGCCAAAGCAGAGGAATGGTATTTGACATTCGCGAGCCTGCATATTAATATCGAGTGTAGGTATTTCCAGCTCGTTATCCGTTGGGAACAGCATATCCGGTATTGTTACATCATAATCCCTTCTCATTGTCGTATTGTTTTAGGTAGTCCTTAATTTTGTTGTATAAACTCACGATAGTTTTGTCTTTGGCTTGCATATACTGCCAGTATTTGCGTGTCTGGTTGATAACATTCTGCCTTGTGCGAGAAATAAGCCGTGCAGCGCGTTCGGGATGAATGTTATAATCTCTTGTTATAAGACAGTACAAGCCGCGAAGCTCGTTAGTTTTCGCCGTTTTAATCTCCGACACCAGTTGCATAAAGGTTATGCCACCAACCGCACAAACGGCATTTAGAATGCGGTCAGCCCAAAGGTACTGTTCTGTTTGCGAATACATCATAAGCAATAAATTTAATAATTATCGCTGCAAAGTTAGTGAAAACTAATAGAATTTCAATACAAACTCTTAAAATATTATAAATAATTAATAGAAAGTTATTAAGATTGAGAATGTTTTATTAATTTTGTGGCGTGCAAAAGCAAAAGTATTGCTACAATGCACCACTTCACGACCCGTGTACATCGTAAAGTGTCGACATGGATTTAGGCGCGTTTTACAAACGCATTAAATACGAAGCGGCGAGGTAAGTACACAACCTTGTCGCTTTTGTTTTTACAAACATGAAAGTAAAGAGATATATAATAAATCAAATGTATCGCAATTCCGATTTAAGAAAGGCGATAGCGTTTTCTTTGTTTGTAAAAGCGCACTCTCGCAATTCTATTATTAAGAATTGGAATATTAACAAATTACATGATATAACAGGCATAAGCGTAAACGCTATAAAGGCAAGATTAGCTACTTTGCGCAGCATGGGCTTGATTGAAGAAACGGGCGTTGATAAAAAGCACCTCGTTTTCAAATCGTTGCACAGTCATACCGCTCACCGCAACGTTGTCCTGCCGAGTGTTGAATTTAAACCTGATGTAAACTTAAAAAAGAATGCCTATGCACAAGAAATCAAGAATTTAGAAAATGTTTTAGTCGCAATGTTGCTTGTAGAAATACAGCGTCGAAAAGACTTTGCCGAACAAATGATTCAGCAGAAGCGCAACCCACATTCTAAGAAAGAATATACGGAAGCGGTGAAAACTTGTAATCGTTTTGGTTATAGCAGAAGATTTATAGACAGAGGTATTTCATACAAATACATGGCGGCAAAAATAGGTATGTCTATCTCTAAATCAATGCAAATAGTAAAATTCGCGGCGAATTATGGTATCGTAAAGAAAATGCGCAATATCGCCAAAAGATTTAGCATGTTTGCAAAATACACAGAAGACATGCTTACAAACTATACATATAGTTATCGTAACTGGATATATAAAATATACGCCAACAAATACGTCGTGCTATAATATGGTATATATTTGATATTGAAAAACTAAGATTTGAAATTATGCACTTTATGACAACAACAGGAATAATATTATTCGTAGCCTACGTCGCCTTTGTGGTGGGTTCGTTAGGCTATACGATAGGGTTCCTTCACGGAAACTCCGCGAAATACAACGAACATAATGAGCTTTAATCTATGGAAGCAATGGATAAAGAAGCCTACGAAATCAAAAAGGACGGCATGACGCGAGCTGAACGTAGGGCGTACAAGCGTATGCTGGCGAAACAAAAGAAAGCAAACTCATGGAAAAAGAAGTAAGAATACCGATTTTGGGTGTAATCGAAGAAAGCGAAACCTTTACTGGGAACGAACGCTATTTTCTTGACTATTACCCACATGGAGAAGGAGTTTATCTTGTAAAGATAGGTAGCTGTTCCAGGGAGTTACGCGATGTGCGCATCCGAAACGAAAAAACACCAAATGACAGAATAAAGTGCGATTTTGGCATATTCCCTATTCGTTCGTCGGCTATTGTCGAGGAGATAAAGAAGGAGCACGAAGCAACGTTAAAGGACTATATCGAGGAGTGTTGCGTCAAGATACTAACCTCGGTAAACGCCAATCGTGACGACGTGAGAAATGTAGACGAGAAAATGAGTGTCCTCATAAAACAACTCGCCTCTGATATCACATGTCTCAAAGAAGCTCTCAATTCTATCAAGGAAGATGGCGTTGCATCCGGCAACGGAATTAGCGAAAAGACTTTGCTTGGTGCACTGGAAATTGTAACAAAAAAAGGACAATAACATGGCAAACGAAAACAGCAAACCTTATTTTCTTTTGGTGTTCGAGAAAGGTGATACCATGCCGACTATTATATCAGCGGAAACAATATCCGAGATATGCCCAAACGCTTACGACAAAACAATGGATATTATAACCGTAAATGGCGATAATATGGGCTTCGAGAACGTCGAGTCTTTCAAAATGGTTCCTGCCGAGGAAATAAGCTTTAACATGTAACAACAACAGATATGAAGAAAACAATCAAGACATTTGTCGGTA